TTTTTTTTTTTGTTTTTTTGTTTTGTTTTTCATATAATATTTTTTCATCATCTTTTTTTTTTTGTTTTTATAATCTTTGTAAATAAGAAATAGAATCATTAAACTCATCAGAATATTTTAAAATATCGGCATTTTTTTCATAATTATTTATTTCACTTTTGATCTCAATGTTTGTATTATTGTTCGTATTACTATTACTAGCATCATTGTTAACAATATTATTTTCGCGCGTTTTGTGCTCTTTTATTCTTTTAAGTAATTTATTTTTCAAAACATTTGGAGAAATCAATGTGGTAATGGGTTTTTGAATTACTTCCTTCTTTTTTTTTGTTTTGTTTCCTCCATTTATTGAAAATAATGCAGGATTAATTTGTATTTTTTTATTTGACATTTTATTATTATAATTAATAATTTATAAAATTATATGATAAATAAACTAGTAAAAATCATTTTTTTCAGTTATACATAGAATATTGTATTTGTTTCTTTATTAAATCATCATCTCTTGACTTTTGTAAATCTTTATTTTTTAAATATAACTCTAAACCATTATCTAAATCTTCTAATATTAATTTCTTTTTATGTTTTATATCTTTGCAAAATACTCTTTTACTATGTGCTATTTTGGTTTTTGCTAAAAGACACTCAATATCTCTCCCATAACATTTAAAATTTTCTATATTTTTTTCAAACCATACAGGTGAAATTTTGTTCCTATTTTCATTTTCACATATTGACCATTCTATCTCATTAACCTTGTTAATAAAAATATCATGTAAGTCTTTACCAGAATATTCGTCTGTTTTAAATCTCCATGCAAACCTTGACTGTAGTCCTTGATTGTAGTTGAAAAAACACTGGTTTAATTCATTTTCATATCCAGCAATAATTACCATTAAATCTTGTTTGTGATTACTTAATGCTTCACATATTGTATCTATGCATTCTTTTGAAAACGAATCTTTTTTTTCAGTATTACCAAGTGAATATGCTTCATCAATAAAAAGAACACCGCCTAATGAATTGTTGATGACATCTCTAGTTTTTAAAGCTGTTTGACCAACGTAACCAGCAATAAGATCACTTCTTGTAACCTTTTTAAATGTATCTTTAGAGAGAAGACCAATATTAGAAAAAAGTTTCCCCATAATTTTTGCTATTTCAGTTTTGCCTGTACCAGGAGGGCCATATATTACTGTGTGCATAAAATCATGTGAACTAGTATGTAGTTCTTGAATAAAATATATTATTTGTTCAACGACATTTGTTTTCAATTCTTTCATTCCTACCATATTATTCAATTCAAGTAAAGGTTGTTTTATTTTATGCAATGATTCCATATTGATATTATAATGAATTTTTGGTTCTATTTTATATTTTTCAATTAAGTTCAATAAATCTGTAATACTATTAATTTCTACATCAATATTGATATGAATAATTTCTTGAGTTTTTGCTTGAAAATCTAAAGCAGGTTTTTCGGCAATGATATCTTTAAAATTTTTAACAACAACCACTTTTTTTAAACTGGGAATTGGTATATAGCTTCTTCTATTTATTTTATGTAATACTTGATTTTTAATTGCAAGTTTTTTTAAATAATTATTATAAGTTACTATTTTTAATGGATTCATAAAATTATTATTATAATTATAATTCATACATTCATTCATAATATTAATTAAAATTAAAAGGTAAGTTTTAAATCTTTTACAAAATTTAATTATTGTTTTATTATCATTATATTTTTTTTGAAAAAACTATTATAAATTATAAACAATATAAAAATAAATTGAAATAATAAATATACCTTTAATGATGTCAAATAAACCGATTTACACTGAAAAAATGAGTTTTGAAAAAGATATTGAATTTGAACATTTTGATCTTGAAAATGATCAATACATAGAAACACCATGGAATATCATAGAATCTTATTTTAGAGGTCAACATTTGGAAAGGTTAGTTAGACATCAACTGGAATCATATAATAATTTTGTAGGATATCAAATTTCAAAAACAATAGAAATGTTTAATCCTGTTCACATTGTTTCAGAACAAGATTACGATCCAAATAACAAAAAATATTCATTAGAAGCCTTTGTAACTTTTGAAAACTTTCATATTTACAGACCACAAATTCACGAAAATAATGGAGCGATTAAATTAATGTTTCCACAAGAAGCAAGACTCCGTAATTTTACATATGCTTCTTCAATGACAGTAGATGTTAACATTAAGTATGTTGTAAGAAGTGGTCCAGAATTAGAGAGTACTCAAATATTTTATAAAACTTTACCAGGAATACATATTGGTAAATTACCAATTATGTTAAAATCAAATATTTGTGTATTGAATCAATATAAACATTTTGAAAATACACAAACAGGAGAATGCAAATTTGATGCTGGTGGTTATTTTATTATAAATGGTTCAGAAAAAACTGTTTTAGGGCAAGAGAGAGCTGCTGAGAATAAAGTATATTGTTTTAATGTTTCAAAAAATAATACAAAATATACATGGATAGCTGAAATAAAATCTGTTCCTGATTTTAAATGCATTTCACCAAAACAAATAAATATGATGATAAGTTCAAAAAACAATGGGTTTGGAAATCCGTTGTTTGTCCAAATACCTCGTATTAAACAACCAATACCATTGTTTGTGGTGTTTCGTGCTTTAGGTGTAATAACAGATAAAGAAATATGTGAAAAAATTTTATTAGACATAACAAATGACAATAATAAAAAAATATTAGAATCTTTACAAGGTTCTATCATTGATGCTAATAAATATTTATCAAAAGAAGAATGTATAAAATATATAACAGGTTTTGCTATGTATACTCCTATAAATATGGACAGGGAAACAGGTGCTAAGAAAAAATTGGAGTTTACTATGGATATTTTAAATAATGATTTATTTCCACATTGTCATAATATAACACAGAAAATTTATTTCTTGGGTTATATGGCGAATAAATTGCTTCAAGCAAATTTTGAAATGATTAAACAAGACGATAGAGATTCTTTTGTAAATAAACGTATTGATTTAACAGGTACATTACTTAATAATTTGTTTAGAAATTATTTCAATAAATTGGTAAAAGATATGGAAAAGCAAGTAATACGCGAAATTAATACAGGTTCATGGAAATCAAAAGATGATTATGAAAACATAATTAATTTCACAAATATATGTAAAATTATTAAATCAACTACTATAGAAAATGGTTTGAAACGAGCTCTTGCAACAGGCGATTTTGGAATAAAACACTCAAATTCAAATAAAGTTGGTGTAGCACAAGTATTAAATAGATTAACTTATGTTTCCAGTTTAAGTCACGCACGAAGAATTTCTACTCCTACTGATAAAAGTGGCAAATTAATTCCTCCGCGTAAACTACATAATACGTCGTGGGGAATGATATGTCCTGCAGAATGTTTTGATCCTGAAACAATGATTTTAATGTGGGATGGAACTTTCAAACGTGCGGGTGATATAAAAATTGATGACATACTTATTGATGATTTAGGTAACTCAGTATGCGTTCGTTCTACTTGCGAAGGCTTCAAGAATATGTATGATGTTATACCCGATAAAAAAAACTTTATGAACCATCGTGTAACAGATAATCATATTCTTACACTCAAAATAAGAGGTCATAAAGTGATTAGAAAATCAAATAGAAGCGATAGGAATTATACGCATTTTGTAGAATATTTAAATCGTGATAAATTGGTTTTTCAAGAAAAATATTTTGACTCGCTAGAAGCCGCGCAAGAGTTTGTAAATAGTTTTAATGATGACGATACGCTGGATATAACTATTGAAAAGTATTTGACTTTAAATCAAAGAACAAAAGATAAATTGGTTGTGTTTAAAACTGAAGGTATACATTGGACAAAAAAAGATGTAGAGTTGGATCCGTATTTACTTGGTATGTGGTTAGGAGATGGTTTAAGTGATGGAACCGGATTTGCTTTGAATTATAAAACGGATTTTGAAACACTTGCTTATTGGGAAAAATGGGGTCAAGAAAATGGAGCGGAAGTAGTAAATGGAAGAAGATATAGTTTCTCAGTAGTTTCTAAGAAAAATAAAGAGGCATCTAATCAAGGATTATGTAATAGAGTTGAAGAAGCCCCTCTTAAAAAATATCTTCGTAAATATAATCTTTTAAAAAATAAACATATTCCAAATGAATATCTTACAAATGATAGAGAAACAAGATTACAAGTTTTGGCTGGATTAATAGATACAGATGGTTCTGTTCGTGCTGAAGGACGTGAAATACGTATTGCTCAAGGACCTGCTAACTATAGAGTAATAGAAGATGCTTATACCTTGGCGATGTCTCTTGGATTTTCGTGTGGTATAAAAGAAGGAAAAAGTCAATGGACTGATGAAAAAAGTGGAGATAAAAAATTTAGCACATATAAAGAGTTAACAATTACAGGCCATAAAATTTATGAAATTCCAACACTTTTACCACGAAAAAAATTAATGCCTATAGAAAATGAAACGTTACTTATAAGAAGTAAATCTTTTATGTGCAGTAAATTTAAATTACAAGAAGTAGGAATTGGTCCATATGTAGGATGGCAATTACACAATAAACGCGGAAGATTCCTTTTAAAAGATGGTTTAGCCGTTCACAATACTCCTGAAGGACAGTCTGTTGGAATTGTAAAGAATTTGAGTTACATGACTCATATAACAATATATTCCAATTCATCTTCACTATATGATTATGTTATGCCTAGTATAATTAATATTAATGATATTAACTCAGCATTTGAATTACATGATAAAGTTAAAGTATTTATAAATGGTGCTTGGGTAGGTATTACAAATGAAGTAGAAGAGTTATATAATTCTTTGAAAGAAAAAAAATACAAGGGTATAATCAATATTTATACTTCTATTATATTTGATTACAGAAACAAAGAATTGAGAATCTGTAATGATGGTGGTAGACTAATGAGGCCACTGTTAAGAGTAAAAAATAGTAATATTTTAATAACAAATAAAATGATAAATAAATTAAAAAACTCTGAAATTAATTGGGACAATTTATTAATTGGTTATGATAATAATCAGTCTGTTATTGAATATATAGATTCAGATGAACAAATGTGGTCAATGATTGCAACAAAGCCCAAAGATTTAATACAAAAAGGTGACAGGACATACAAATATACTCATTGTGAAATCCATCCTAGTACTATTTTTGGAGTACTAGCATCATGTATTCCTTTTCCTGAGCATAATCAATCACCTAGAAACTGTTATCAATGTGCGCAGGGAAAACAAGCGATGGGAGTTTATGTAACCAACTATGAAAATCGTATGGACAAAACTGCTTATGTATTGAATTATCCAAGTAGACCTTTGGTTGACACCCGTGTCATGAATTTAATTCAATTGAATAAAATACCATCAGGAACAAATGTAATTGTTGCTATTATGACACATACAGGTTATAATCAAGAGGATTCGCTTTTGTTCAATAAAGGATCTATTGATAGAGGCTTATTTGTTACAACTATTTATCATACAGAAAAAGATGAAGATAAACAAAAAATTAATGGTGATGAAGAAATTAGATGCAAACCAGATCCTAGCAAAACAAAAGGCATGAAATTTGGTAATTATAATAAAGTTAATAGTAAGGGTGTAGTTCCTGAAAATACATTAATTGAAAATCGTGATATTATTATTGCAAAAGTGACTCCTATAAAAGAAAATAGAAACGATCATACAAAAGTAATTAAATTTGAAGATCAAAGTCGTATTCACCGAACTGCTGAAGAAACCTACGTAGATAAAAATTATATTGATAGAAATGGCGAAGGTTATAATTTTGCTAAAGTGCGATTGAGAATCGTAAGAAAACCTGTGATAGGTGATAAATTTTCCTCGCGCCACGGTCAAAAAGGTACAATTGGTAATATTATTCCTGAATCGGATATGCCATTTACTGCGAGTGGTCTAAAACCTGATATTATTATTAATCCGCACGCTATACCATCACGTATGACTATTGGACAATTAAAAGAAACTGTATTAGGAAAGGTATTAGTAGAATTAGGTTTGTTTGGCGATGGAACATCATTTGGTCAATTTGAAGTGAAAGATATTTGCGACGAATTGATTAAATTAGGATATGAAGCTCATGGTAATGAATTACTACATAATGGTTTAACAGGTGAACAAGTAGAATGTAGTGTATTTATGGGACCCGTATTTTATCAAAGATTAAAACATATGGTAAATGATAAAGCTCATAGTCGTTCTATTGGTCCTATGGTAAATTTAACTAGACAACCTGCAGAAGGTCGTAGTCGCGATGGTGGCTTGAGGTTCGGTGAGATGGAGAAAGATGCAATGGTTTCACATGGTGCTGCAAGATTTACACGTGGTAGAATGTATGATGCATCTGATAAATATTCAATACATGTTTGTAAAAAATGTGGTTTAATTGCAGCCTATAATGATGAAATGCATATTCATCATTGTAGAGTGTGTGACAATAGAACTGATTTCTCATATGTTGAGATTCCTTATTCTTGTAAATTACTATTTCAAGAATTGAACACAATGAATATTGCACCACGATTTATTACAGATACTGTTTAGATTTACATTTTATTATAATAAACATAATAAAACATAAAAAATTTTACAAGGAATTAAATAATATAAAGAAAAATCATTTAATTATATTATTAATAAAAATGCAATTTACAAGTGTTAATGATAGTAGTAATTGTAAACAAAATTTCAAATATACGGCAATTATTGTTGAACCACGTAAACACAAAGCATTAGAATTTGTCTTGACAAATGCTTGTGATTGTTTAACAGATGAATGGAAAATAATTTTGTTTCATGGAAATAAAAACGATGATTATGCTACCAAAATAGTTGAAACAATAAACTTACGTTTCAATAATAGAATTTTTTTAGTGAATTTAAATGTTGATAATTTAAATCAAAATACATACAGTCAAATACTAACTAATAAAAATACAATTTATGATCACATTAAGACAGATATGTTTTTAGTTTTTCAAACAGATTCTATAATTATTAAAAATAATGCACATTTGATAAACGATTATTTAAATTATGATTATGTTGGTTCGCCGTGGTTAATGTGTAACTACGAACCTACAAAAAATTGTAATTTTATTGGAAATGGTGGGTTCAGTTTAAGAAATAAATCAAAAATGCTTGAAATCATTGAAAAAATACCATATAATAATGAATTTGAAGATTTATATTTTAGTACAAATTATGGTAACGTTTTAGTTAACAAACCTTCTTATGAAAAAGCAATGCAATTTTGTGTGGGTGAAGTTTTTTGTGAAGATTCACTCGCTTATCATCGTTTTTGGCCATATGATTATAGCAATTTTGCAATTCATCATAATCATTATTATCATGGTTTAATACAAAAATACACAGAATGTAAAATGTTAATTAATTTACAATTTGAAGAAAATGAATAATTATTTCTATTTTGGAATTTCTTCATAAAACATCTTATAGTTATTTTTATAATGATTAGAAAACATGTCATAAATAATGCTAAATTTTCCATGCATTCCTTCGTAACTTGTCTTATCAATGTTATCCACAATTGCCTTGTCTTGTTTTAATGTATTATACATTGTATTATATGTTAGTTTGTCTCCAAAATAATTTATAATGCTTTCAAATGGATGTAATAAATAAAATGTATTTTTTTCATGATAATAACTCCAATAACTTCTATAAGCTTTTACAAATAGTTTTGTTTTGAATTTTGATATAGGTAAAGCGTGTGTTATAATAGTTGACGTCATTGTACCAAATTTAACTCTTGCAACAGTTGTATGGGGTAACGCATACTCATTTTCAACAGTAATATTATCAAAATTATAAATTTTATTAACCAATGAGTTCTCTCCAGCAATATATTCATAAATTATTTTGTAATGATTTTCATAATCATTTAATTTTAATATTTTTGAATTATGTAATGGATTAGGACTTTTTCTATTGCCAAATGTATGTACGAAACCTATGTGACAAATGTCCAAACTATTTACACTTACAAATTTTGCATAATGCTCAAAATCTTCTGCCAGATAAACTACTCTTTGTGATTTATCATAAAATTCTGGTTCACTAAATATATAAGATTCATCTATTTGTGATTTCATTTCTTCATTTAAAATGGCTACAGTGTTTAAATAAACCATGTCACCTTTTTCAACAACTTTGAAACAATCAATATTATGTGATTGTGATTCAATATATTGTAATTTTGGAATTTGAACCAATTCTCCATTAGATCCATCAAATATATATCCGTGATATGGACAAGAAATAGTATTCTTACACGTTTTACCTAACATAAATGACGAGCCTTGATGACTACAACTATCTCTAATACTATAATAATTATTATCTTTATCTTTCCAAACAATGTAATTAGCATCCATTATTGTTATTTTTTTTGGTGTTTTATCAAAGTCTCTAGAAAATCCAATTGGATACCACGTTAATTGTCCTTTATCATTGGGTGCATCTAATCTAGGAAATGAACCAAAATAATAATGGTTAGGTTTTGTTTCATTTATTACTTTTGTTTCTAATCCATCTTGTTGTATTTTTACATTAAATTTATATTGATTGATTTTATTAGCAATGAATTTATTTGTATAAAAAAAACTATGACAATTAGTTAGAAAATATAATATAGCATACAGTTTCAAAAATGTATTCATATAAAGTCTATATAATACTATATATATAAATAATATGTTAAGTTTATATTATTTATATATAATATAAACTTAAATATAATAGTAAATAATTAAATAAATGCTACCAAAAATAGGTTGTTTATTTTTGTTATTAATAAGCAGAATACAATGTTTTCAAATTTCAAAAAACAAGGTTTCAATTTATAACCATAAATATCAAATGTCTATGGGTATAAACGAGAAAGATTTTTCAAAAGAAATAAATTTAATTCAAAATTATAAATTATATTTTTTGAAAGAAAATTACAATGACGTAATTGAAGATTTACTCAATAATAAATTATCAAAAGTTTTTATAGACAATAAATATAATCAACTTGTCAGTGTAGATAATTTACCAAAAGATGATCTTTTATATAATCATTATCATTTGGTTGATATCAATTCGGCACTGGTACCGAATTTAGTTCAAAAAACAGCAGAAATGCATGTTCCTTTGTATTTTGCCAATTTTGTTCCACAAACTATAACCAATGTTCAAAATATGGCAAGTGAATTTTTAACTCTTACAACTTATGCATTGCCAATATTTTTTTTTATTTCATTTTTGACTTCTTTGTATAGGGCTAATAGTATGCAAGGAATGAATCCAAGAATGAATAGTAGAATAAGTGGAGGAGGAAATATGCCATCTTTTGGTTTTCCCAACAATCAAAAAGAAAATAATTTGTTTGTTAAACCAAATGTTTCCCTTTCTAGTTGGGCCGGCAGTCCAGAAGTTATTGAAGAATGTAAAGAAGTTATTTCTTATATTGAAAAAAAAGAGTTATATAAAGAAATTGGTGCTGACATGCCTAAAGGGATTTTGTTGGAAGGACCGCCTGGTACTGGTAAGACATTATTGGCGAAAGCGATTGCAACTGAAACGAATTCAACTTTTATCTCTATTTCTGGTTCAGAGTTCGTCGAACTATTTGTCGGTATGGGAGCTTCGCGTGTTAGAGATTTGTTTGATACAGCTCGTAAGAACAGGCCGTGCATTATATTTATTGATGAGATTGATGCAGTTGGTAGACAACGTGGAGCTGGAATAAATATGGCAAATGATGAACGTGAGCAGACATTGAATCAGTTATTGTATGAAATGGATGGGTTTAACGATAATGAAGATATTGTAGTGATGGCTGCTACGAATAGAAGAGACGTTCTAGATCAAGCTCTACTTAGACCTGGAAGATTTGATAGAATTATTAGAGTTCCAGTTCCTGATAAATTTTCAAGAGAGAAAATTCTTGATTTTTATATAAAAAATAAAAAAACAGATAAACCTTTTGATATTAAAGCTATTGCTGAACTCACTGATGGGTTTTCAGGCGCACAATTAAAAAATTTAATAAATGAGGCTGCTATATTATCTGCGCGAAACAATGAATCTATGATTCAAGAAAAATATATTTTTGAATCTTTTGAAAAATCAATTGTTGGTTTAATAAGAAATAATGCTGATGTAGACACTGCAACAAAACAAAGGGTTGCAATACATGAAGCTGGTCATTCTCTATTATCAATTATTTTTAACAAATATTTTGACTTTCAAAAGGCATCTATCCAACCTACGTACAATGGAGCAGGTGGATATACCATTTTTAGTGAAAAACCTGAAATAAAAGAAGGTGGATTATACACAAAGGATATTTTAAAAAAACGTTTGATTGTTACTTTGGGTGGTAAAGCAGCAGAAAGTTTATATTATGGCGACGATTTTATCTCATTGGGAGCAAATGAAGATTTGAGACAAGCCAATAAATTAGCACAACGTATGGTTGGTAATTTTGGAATGGGAGATAAATTAGAAGTATTTTTTAATGATAACATTGGCGATGAATCCAATCCATTTTTAGGTAGAAGTTTAGGAATAGGCGATAAATATTCTCAATACACTAAATATGTTATGGATAAAGAATCATTAGAATTAGTAAACATTGCATATAGTGAGGCTAAAAACATATTGAATCAAAATTATGATAAAATGATTGCGTTTACAGAATTGTTAACAAATAACACAATTGTTATGAAAAAAGATGTTGACAATTTTTTATAATAAAATATTACAATATATTATATTAAATGATATTCAAGAATATATCTAATTTTTCAAATGCAAGTGATTATTTACCCATATTAAACGGTTGCATAACAATTGATTTAATTGTTATATTTTTATTGGTAAATAATTTCATCAATTCAAAATTATTACATCAATGGTATAAGATTTTTAATTTATCAGCAGTTATAGCTGACATTTTAATTATAGTGTTAGCAATACTTATAACCAGATTTATATATAGTTTCATATTTAAAAAATGGAACATTGTTTACTTTATTTTATTAGCATTGTGCGTTCAAATTATACACGATATATTATTTTATTTATTTTTTAAAAGTGTTCCAAAGGGGTTTAGTTTTATTCTAGATTTCTTCAAAAAATATGCTGATGAAATTGGTTATAAAGCTATAATAGGTGACAGTATTATGGTTATATTTGCGTGTTTATTTAGTTCTTATTTTGCCGGATTATCATTAAATACAAATATAATTATTACTATAGTTTTAATTTATTCTATACCATTCTTAATCTATCAATAATAAAAGTAACAAGTGCGAATAAAACGCCACCCCATAATGTATCTAAAATTACCGTAAAAATAGACCATTTTTTAAATAATGCATAATTTGTAGTTTCATAAACACCATAAATTAATATACCTAATAAAAAGGCATCGTACGGCGATCTTTTTGATTTAATAATAAAATAATTCAATCCAAAAATTAAAAATATGTAACATAAAATGGCTCCCAAAAAATTGACTTGCAATGGGGATCCTTGTACAGATTTGACTTGATTTTCAAAATAACTTTTAATTAAATTCAAGTAAGTAAAATCAATTACTACAAAAAGAATAGCGCTTATTAAAAATAGTATATTAAACATTCAAATATATATAATGTTAATATTTAAAAATTATAAAGTTTAATAAATTTAGTAATTTTATTATTGTTATAATAATATATTTATTATATATATATTATATATTATTATCATGTCTACAAGTATTGGTTATACAAATAGTATTAGTGGAAATTTTCCGCAATTTTTTTTAGTTAGCGGTGATTTTAAAGGAAAGGCTTTAGGTGGAGGTTTCCAGGGTTATATGCCTCAAGCTGTCCAAACAACAGAAAAAGGCTCATATGGTAGTAATGTTTTTGAAAATATTCGTTTTACTTTAAGAAATTCGTGGAATACAACATATAAAGCCGAATTAAGAGCATCCAATAGAAAACAGATTATAACACCATTTCGCGCAGTAACAAATTCGGGTGATCTTTTAAGTCGCGATAATTATTCTTGTGGTGGTTCTTGTCAAACGTTTCAAAGCAGACCACAGGTAAAAGGTTTAAGACAGCATTTTGGATCTGTTTCTAAATCATGTACCCCAAGTGCTCTTTACACTGGTAATCAAATTGCTCCCGGTGTTCCTGCAGCAGCTTGCAATGTAAAATTTGTTTATGATAGTTCAGATTATACTACCTATTTAAAACAACGTGCAATGGTAACCAATTATAATGATAAATCATTTGCAGGAAATGATTACAGTGCAAGTCAAAGCGCTTATAGAGCTATTAGAAGATATTAAAAATGTTTATTTACTATAATGAGTAATAGAAAAGATATAAATCAAAAAACAGAATTTAATAATTGGTCAATCAGTTATTTAACAGAAATATTTCAATGTAGTAAATGTAAAAAAAGGAACACCATTGTATCTTGTTTAAAGAGCGAAGAGAGAAAACCTACATTTCAAAATTGCGCATATTGTGGAAATCCTAACTATATTAAAAAATGAAAATATTATTACATATAATTATAATATTATATTGTAATTATATAATAAATGACAACTCCATATAGTGTAACTACATCAAAAGGTTCTGTATCATACGATAATTATGTAAATGCCCCAATAATAGGCCCACTAAGTACAAATCAATATCCAAATGTATTACCATATCATAGTTATGGCACTTTAACAGGCAGAAGACCCAATCCACCATTATTTTATCCAATGCAACAACCTGTTTATTCAGAAATGATGTCAAACCCTAGGCAAGAATATTTAAGAGCTGCTATAAAAAGACAAGATATTAACAGTCCAAATATAAGAAAAGGTTTAGATAAATATGTTGAACAAGGTGTTTTAGACGCGGCATTGCAAAATACTGGTGTATTAAATCCGTCACCACCGACAACGTTTTATTGTTCTTCAACAGGACGTCATCAAAGTGTTTCTACTCATACAAATTATATTGAACCAATTCCTTCTTCTATGTATATCAATATATTGAAAAGAACAGCTGTAGGAAAATCTGGTTTTAAAGTAGGATTACCTTTGGCCGCACCAATATCAACAAAGAGTTATTATCCAAGTGGTACAAGAACAACTATCAGACGGGTGCGTTCTGGTGGTTGCGTTGCGCCAAAAAAGAAGGGCTCAATATATAATTATAGTTTACAAAATGGTGCGGTTTGTGGATGGGGGTCTTTACCTAGACAAAATTATTAGAATGTTTACTTTTAAATATATTTTAATTATATTTAAAATTAATTGTATTTAGAAATAAAAAAAATATTTATATAATTTATAATAATGTCAAGTGCATACAAAAATTATTTAGCTACAACAACATTTAAAGCCACTTCTTTTGGTAATGTAAGTGGTTTAGGAACATCTGCTAGAACAGCAGGAGCTATATTATTAGGTGGACCACGCGCTGGCGCAGGCTCTGCTTTTAGAATTTATAATTATTTAACACAACGCGATCCTAAAGCACTTGCTTTGTACAAATCAAAAATTGCAGCAATCGCTCAAGCAAATGCTTATTTTATCAATAATTATAGTAGGAATCATGTTTTTGTTTTTTAGATTAACATTTGTTAGATGATTTTTATTATTATCATTAATTTCTTATAATATATTATAATTTCTTACAATAATATATAATATTATTAGAAATGCCAAAAAAACATCATAAACGTCGTCATTTAAAAGGTGGGTTCTTGGGTTTAGGTTCACTTGAACAAACATTTAGTAATTTGGGAACCTCTATATCACAAGGTGCGTCTAGTCTTTGGGACAAAACAAAAAAAATAACTGGTTTGGATACTTCATCATCATCGTCAACATATACACCGTCAACATATACATCATCTCCATCACCATCAACATATACAGCATCAACATCAACATCAACATCATCAACCCCATATAGTTATGGTGGAAAGAGATTAAGAAAAAAAACCAAAAGATCAAAATCTAGGTCAAAAACAATGAAAAGAGGTGGTAATTTTAGTGCCAATGAACCAATTAATAGTTTAGCATCTAGAGCAGCACCTTTTACTGGATTAACCGCGAGAGTGCATGATTTAGTTGGAGGCAAAAAAAACAAGTCCAGAAGAGCTAGACGTTAAATGATTTGTTCTCCAAATAATATTATTATATGTAATACAATGCAATAATAATAATATTATTTTTGCATTGTATTGTAACTTTATTTACCTTTTTCCATTAATCTGTATAAAATATAGATTGCCAAAGCGGATAAACTTAAAAAATAGAGTTGTGCAATTGGATCTTGAGGCAATTTAATTTGATCTATATTAGTATCATCATTTTGATTATCTGCTGTTATATTTTGAAATGCTTGTCTACACGATTGACCCGAAATTGGATTTTTATTATTTTGAAAATTGCACGGATTCATATTTTGAATATCAACTAATGTTACATAATGTGTTTCAGAAGATTTATTATTGTTGTTATCTATAGTTTCCATTGTTAATTTTTGACAAGGAGGAAGCGAACCAGAGAGAAAAGATTGCATAAGTGCATATGGATTTAAAACATTTAAATTGCTGATTGTTCCAGGTATTAAACCGCGAAAATCAGAAAAATTTACACCTAAACCTTGTGATATAATGGGAATACTACCATCTGGGACATTATTAACATAAATATATCTTTCAACTTCTTCTTTTGTATTATTATCTAAACATTTAGCACCAGTGTTTAAAAAAAATTTATTACCTAAAGGTTGTCCTGTTGTAGATGCAATCCCTTTGCCATCAACTAAAAGTTTAACGTAATTTATTAACCCATTCACATCATTTCCAAGTGCTTGGATTGACCCTTCGTCGGACATACCAATTTCCCTAGGGGTTTTAATATTTTTATAATATGGATATGTTGGACCAAGTAGTTTTTCCTCCACTCCTTTAGCATTATTAAGTACTTCTTCAAATATATTTGACATGTTTTATAATTATTTACACTAATTTATATAAATATTATAATTTTATTCACCTTTTCCAAAAATGAAACAATTAGTTTAATCCTGTTATTTTTGGCGGGGAAGCAGGTAGTTTTGATTCTACGTTTTGTTTTTGAATACCCATTAAACCATTTACTTGTGCCGTCAGCGTCGCAAGATTACCACTAATATCTTGTACTTGTTTCTCTAATCCTAAAGTCTGCTCCAATTGCTGCTTTAAAACTTGTATATTTCCAGCATTTTGCTGTGCTAAAATCATAGCATTATTTGGATTATTTGTATCATATGGTTGATATTGTGATGATGTGGTAAGACCTTCTATGATGTTATAATTATTTGTTTTATAAAAAAATTGTGATATAAATATTTGATAGAATATAAGTAATATAAAAAATATAATCAATACATTAATTAACATTATTAATATATTGTAATATTTTATCCTATTTATTTTATTATATTATTATATAAATATAATAATATATAATAAATGACACAAGTTATAGATAACAGTTCTTTAAATACAGGTTTTAATTCATTAGGAACATCATTTTATCCAGTTGGAATGGGTTTATCAGTAAACCTCCTTAATCAAGGTGGATATAAAACATGGAAAGGCACTGGTATAAATAGCAATCCAACGGGAATTGCTCACGGACATATTCGTCCTTTAACTAATTTAGATACAGGAAATATATTTCCTGCTCCTTTTGGTAAACCAAGACCTCTAAAACATTATAGAAAGGGAAGGGTTATTCCAAATGTTAATATAATTACTCTTGATAAAGATAAAGAAGGTCAGTTTATCTATAAAAATAAAACATATATACCTGAGGCAGAAATCGGTTTAATACAATATAATTTAAATCGTAGTGTAAAATCAAGTAAAGGTACTTCACTTGGTGGAGGTTTTGGTGGAAGTGGATTATTAAATGAAATGCAAGATAAACCAGGAAGTTATTTAGTAAAACAAAATCCTGTTACTGAAACCAATGAAACTTTGCAAATTAATCAAGACTGTACTACATGTCAAGGGGTTGGAATTGTTGATACATACTATCCAAATAAAGATTATTTGACTGAAAATCCTGAAACCAATACAGAAAACAAAGTTTTATGCTGCAATCAAGAGAAATTTGCATTAAAACGTGTTATTTACGCAAATACAAATTTACCTAAAAATTATTATACGACACATAAACAATATTTACAAAATAGATGTAAAACATATCAACAAAAAGTATTCAATTTTGAGACATATAACCCTGTAAATGCCGCAGAAATTGCTGCGTCAACAAATCCAGCAGCTACTGCAGCATTGATCAAAGCATCTAAGCCAGGGGATCCACTTTCCATTACTAATACATATTTTGCGAATTGTCAACCAAATGCTGAAATTGTTACCGCTTCTGAAATCAATCTACTATATGCTGTTCTTGATATATTATTAATCCAAAATGCTATTACTAAAACACAATATGATTCTTTTATTGAAAAAAAAGATTATAAATTAACAGCTTTGTTTACATATTTACAAAGTCTTCCTAAAGGAACCCGGGATATAGCATTATCTATTTTTACTGCATTTATTAACAACCCTTATTATGGTGTTCCACTTTCTGGACCGAATAATCCAATAGGTTGTAAATTAACTATCTACAAACCAAATAACCCACAATATGCGCAACAGGGTGCTGTAGATTCAAGTACACGTATATTAAAATTAAATGTTACTACTATTGAAAAAAATGCGGCATCTTATTATAAAACATCTTTAGGAAAAAATAAATCAGCACAGCCATGTGAAAAACCACCACTTAATTTTTTTCCAACAACATATCAAAATAGTAAGGCTTGTCGTTACGCTAAGAATCCTGAGTATTCTAGAAGCCTTTCACAACCAAGCCCTTATCGTTATTATTACTATCAAAATCCTCCTTTTTCACGCTTAACAAATCATTATAGACAAACTCCAAATAGCAATTCTCTTTTATAAAAATAAATTTATTTTATCTGAAAATTTATTGCAAGGGATTTTAAATTTTTCACACCAATGTACAGATTTTTGTATATTATTTTTTTTTAAAACCTCTATTTTTTCTTCTATATTTTTCCCTTTCAAAATATTAATTATTTGTGTTAATGATTCTAATTGTTGTTGTCCAATAATTATATTTATATCATCTATTTTATTCAAAAAATAATAAGGTAAATCATTGGTAATAATTTTTTTAATATTCAATTCAATATCTCTATTTTTCATAATATAATAGTTTGTAATAAATTCATTAAATATTGTATTATAATTATGAAATAAATCAAAATCATGATGATTAATTTTAAATTTTTGAAAAACAATATATTTGTCAAAAGAAGTTATATCAGAAGCATTTGGTTTAATGATTAGTGTTTTTTCAAAGAATGAATTTAGTAAATATATTATCTCTAATATTGGTTTATAAAATAAATTATTTATTTTTAATATGATAGTACCAGTTTCTTTTAATTGATTAATAATAATTATTAAAAGTTCAATTAAAATAATTATATATTGATTAACATTATCATAATGATTTAATTCATATATAACAAAATTAAACTTTGTTTTTTCTATACAATTGTTATGTAATTTTGAATTATATTCATAAAAACAAAAAAATTTGTCAATATTATAATTTTCTCTTAGCATTTCAAGACATTCTAATGAATCTTCATAATTTGCACCAATAATTAAAGAACTAATAACATCAAATTTATATGAATCTAATAAATTTGTTGTTTGAAATATTTCTAATAACTCATAAAACATAATACTTTTTGTTTTTATTTTACTAACAGAATAATTAGAACCCGGAACCTTTGAAAAAATGTATTGATAAGGATTTACTATTTTAACAACATCATTATAATTTTTATCTACCTTTTCCAAGTCATTGATCTCTTCTATTAATTTATTATAATAATTTATCAATGTTTGAGATATATGCGGTTTAATAATATTAGTTGTTATTTTAGGGTCTATTTTTATTTTATTATTTATTTTTGGCAATGTATAATAATTCATAAATTTTTTTATTATACATTATAATTATTAAATGTTTAAGTAATTATTCAATCTGTTACTTTTATTCCATTGCTTCTGTAGATGGGTCTAAAATTAATTTTTTACCTAATTTGCGTATTTTACGTTTCTTTTTTGTTTCATTTTCAAGATTTTTAGAAACAATAACTGCATGTTCTGTTTCTTTGTTGTTCATTTCAATTTCCGAAACATTATAATCACTGAAATCCATTTGAACTTTATCTGTGTTTACATTTCTTATTTTTTTATACACAAAATATCTATTTAAAAATGAAATTTTCTTTTCATATTCACTCATATTAATCGCTTCACCATAATCTTTAGATTTATTTTTGTTTTTCTTTATTTCTTCTAACATATTCATAAATAATTCGCTGAATAATCCACTTCCTTCTGGTAACCCTAATGATAATGCTTCTTCTCTATCTATTAATTTAAAACCGTAATTATCTAAAACACTATCCAAATAATCAAAGTTTACCAAATATTCAGTTATTAATTGATTGATAGAATCTTGGTAAACATCTATTCTATATCCAATACAACTTGAATTATCTTCTAATGAAGCAGAATTATACCCTTTTACAATTTCCCATACCTTTTTACCTTTTTCAATAATTTGAATGGATTCGCCTACTTGTTTTTTTCTCAATAAATTAAATACTTCTTTACCATCATAACATGTACCAATGAAGTAACCATTTAATTTTGTACATTCTGATATATTTTTCATAAATCCTTGAAGCGAATTTGGATTTTCTAAAAAGTAATGTGTTGCAAATTGGCAAGATGAAACATTAAACCCATCTTCACCTTTACCATACTGTCTAAAAACCGCTTTACCCAGTTTTTCTACTTCTTTGGGTCCATCTCCAAAGATTGCTTTTGTTATTTGAATTGCTTTATCATTTAACATTGCAGCACCAGATTTAATATTATATGAAGTATCCCCATTTACAAAAAGTGCACTAGGCATGTGTTTATTATTCTTGGTTGAATTTAAATATCTTACACAAGCACCATCTAATCTATCTTCTAAATTATTTTTAGATTTATCAATACCAAAAACAAATGATAAACGTGAAGAAATCCATTTAGGTAGATCACCTGCTTTTCCACAGGCATAATCAATTAAAGTATCTCCTTGTTTTGAAACCGATTTAATTAATAATTTTTTTACATATAAATTATGAAAATTTTTCATTGCCTCTGTTGAAGTTTTACCAGCAGGTTTATTATAATATATATCTTCATCCACTGTAATATCTGGTATTCCTTCTCCACTACAAATCATATCTTCTGTAATTGGATTATTAATTGTTTTCCAATTACTATTTGCAACATGATATGCATTTCCAAAATTTTTCATCCCTTGTAAAAATTCACTAGTTTTATCATATCGTACTCTTTTTGGAACCCATCTCCAACCTTTTTCTTTTAATAAATCATAACTAAATTCAACAATCATATTATCACTAAAAACTTCATTTTCTTCCGTAAACATTTGTTTTACTCCATTGTCATCCAATTTTAACATTATATTGCATATACCAGCATCCGGATCAAACGGTTCTGTTGGGTAAAATTGCAGTGGTTTTGCATCATTAATATATTTTTCCTCATAATTTGGTTCTTTAAATTCAGGTAATTTATCATCAATGACGTCTTGACAAGGATTCAAATAAATAACCCCGTGTTTTTTTTCACTGTATGTACAACTCAATTGAATCGTTTTATATTCACTTAATTGAGTACTTAATTGTGAATTCAAACCAGCTTCATATATGGTTTTAACGACGTCTTCTCCGCCAGGTCGTTTTATTGTAACTACAAAGAAATCAATTGTATTTTCATGTGCGGGTTTCCATTTAAAAGAATATTCCCATGTAATTTTACTTAATGGTCCAGTTTCCCCTTCTTTATTGGAACCAACGCCATAATAAGCATGTGTAAATATTAGACCATCTGTATTGTATTCAAATCTATTTTCACGCACTTTTGTCAAAATATCATTACATGCATCAAATATATTTCCTTTTATAATGCTTTCTGGATAAAATTTTTTATTTTTAATAGTAATTGGAGACAATAACTTTTTGATTTCACTTGTATTTTTTGTTGTTTCTGTGGAAATATTTACATCTAAAATAGATAAGGCTTTTATTGATGAAACAGTATTTTGTAACAACATATATCTGCATTGATAAATGTCACTATTACTGTTAGCATTTTTAGTCTTAGATTTTTCTTTCTTATTTTCTGTCAATGAAGATATAACTTCTTCTTTCAAAACAAATGGTAACATTCTAATATCAACTTTATTCAAATAATAAATATCAAATGCTGCATAAAGATTTATGAATTTGCCAAATTTATTGTTCGCAATTAATTCACCGTCTAATAAACTATTAAAGATATCTTTATTGATTGTTTTTGCTCCAGTGAAAATAACTTGCATATTAGTATTAATTAAATATATTTTACCTTTGCTGCTTATAAATAATAGATTACGTTCACCATCAGCCTTTTCTGTTACTACAAAATCTTTTCTAATATTTGGAATATTAGAATTATCATCAATTTTTGCTATATTGGACATTTGTAAAGTAAACGATGATGGTCCAATAAAATCACTTGAATATATTCTTTTTTCTGGTTTATAATTTTCTTTATGTAAAATTTTCATGTATTCATCTATTACTTCTTTTTGTTCAAAATAAGAAACAGGATAGTTTGTATTTTGAAGACCACTTAGAACAAACTTAATTACTTTGCGTAATGCTTCTAATATTTTTTCATGAGAATCAAATTGTGTATAAGGACCAATCTTATTATTATCTACCTCTAATTCAATTTCTATTCTTTCAGGACTATTGAATACATTTGATTCTTCAATAGTATATGTTTTTTTATAAATATCACCATTAAATTTTGTAATACTAATATCCACATTGATAGGATAATCCGGATGTGTAAAAGTTACGCGATTTAAAAATCTAAATTGTTTTTTATTTTTATCCCAATTTTGTAAAATGAAATTTTTTGAATTCATGCTAATATTCTCTTCTACTTGGTAAGAAACTCTAAAGTTAAACTCATCAAAATTAACTGGAAACAACTTTTTATTATCAATAAATACATTGTTTTTATTTACAAAAGTCACCGCGTTCATATTGTCTTTGTATATAGTTTTAAGATCGTTTGATTTACAATATTTTTGGATTACAAATAAGTCATTAATAGTAACTCTTGTATTGGATAGTTTGAATTTTCCAGTGTTTTTATCCAAATATTCACATTGTATTTTTAAACTAGAAGTTCCCACTTCATTTACACTTGCAAAACCTAACGATTTTAATTTTTTGATAACATTATCATAATCATTTTTATTTAAGGGTTTGATACCTCTAGTTCCAAATCTAACCTCTAATTCATGATTTTTATTAGAATAAGTAAATGGATTGGCTTGATAATATAATTTCATCAAATTGGCAAAATCTTTTTGAGAATTTTTTTGATTTTGTTTTAAATCTACTAAATTTACAGATACCAGATTATTTTCAGGTTCTTCTACATCCTCTTTTAATAATTCATCTGGTGGGCTAAAATCTGGCGTTAATGGTAATACCTTTTGTTCAGGTGTTTTTTTCCCAGTTATGTTTTCTTGTCTCCTTTTTAATAATTGTTTTAGTGTAAAATACTTATCCCTAATTTTTAAAGAGTCAATTTGACTCTTGTCTTTAAAATTTAAATTATTATATAAATTTTGCAACTCTTTGTTTGATATATCTTTAAGTATTGCAATTTTAAATTCTATTTTTGATAAATCATCAACCTGTTGTTTTGTTTTACTGTCCAAATCATTATAAATTTTATTTATTTCTACGCTTCCAAAATCTATATTCACTTTGTTCTCTTCATTTAACATTTTATATATTATATGATTAGACTTATTTTTAAATTATTGTTCAATTTTTTTAAAAATATTTAATAATTGATTCATACAAATCTTTTTTGTTTTTATTCTTAGTTATATTATTTTCACTATTGATCGTCGTTTCAATTCCTAATTTATTACAAATGTCTACTAACTCTTGTGTTTTATAAGATGACAATGATTTTATAGGTTTTGACATGTTATCAAGTTTATAAAATTTTTCTCTAAAATCATTAAGATTATCTTTGTTAGTTTCTTCAAATCCATATTTATCCTTTTCTGAAATATATTTAATAATATAAATTTTATTGGAGTCATTCATATTCAATTCAAAATAAGTGTTTTTTTTTATAAAAAAAATATTTAAACAACCGACAACACATAAAGTTAAAAAGGTGTTAATATCTATTCTATTTTCATTTGCTAATGAATTTTCAATATTTGTTAGAGTATCAAATTTATATTGTTTAATTAATTGCTTTTCTTTACGTAATCGTTCTACATATTCAATTTTAAATTTTTTTTCAACAATTAAATTTCTATTTGTTAATTGACTATAGTTACTCAATCCATTTTTTATAATGTATAAACACCAAAATAAAGTATCGCTATCGCTAGGTATAAATATATTTTTATTAATATTCTCCAAGTTATCTACTTGTTGTTTTATTTTTTTATTATTAAATTGTTCGTGTACTCTACATTCTAATGATTTACATATATTCGTATTACTAAACATATAATCTTGGACATGTTTAACAAAATTTTGGTATATATCATCTTCTTTTACAAATGCCATTTTAAATTTTCTTTGTTATTACTTTATTATTAATTATCTTTATTATCTTTTGAGAAATATATATTTTTGAAAGATTCTTTTTGCTTTTCAATTTCATTCAAAGTTGTTTCTTGATTATTCACATAGCTTATATATGCCTTCATAGCTTCTAAAACATTTTTATTCAATTCTGATAGGTTTACATGAACGCCATATTTATTCTCATTCAATGTAACATCTTTATAATTGTTTAAAATCCTTAAAATTTCAACTTGATTGAATTTATTCATATTTTCTATGCATTCTCTAATATAATTTAATTCACTAACAGAAAAATTGTTAATTTCATTTGTTGTCATTGTTATTTCGGTATAGCTCATATTCAATATAATATAAATATAATTTTATATTTAATATATTTTACTATTAATTAATTATTACACCTTTTATCATTTATACAAAAATTTATAACTGAAAAAAAAAATGAAATAAAATACTTAATATTTCATTATTTTATAAAATGAACGAAGAAATGCAAACACAAAATAATATGTCGCCCGTGGAAACAATTCCAGTTGAAAAAATACTCAAGGATGAAGATGAGTATATTTTGGAATTCCAAACAACGCTAAAAAATAGTAAAGAATATAATTACAGGTCGCATAGATGGAATTGTATAAATCAACTAAATATAGATGACTATTTACAAAAAACAAGTTATAATTTTAAAGAAGGTGGGTGGATTCAAAAAAATGATTCAAAAACATCTGGATATGAAATTTGTGTGAGTGATGAGTTTAAAGATGTATCTAACATACTTTATTTGATCGTTATATTTGACAAAATTATTAAGGGTGGTAAGTCAAAGAATCCACTACCCCAAAGAACATATGGTGCTGGAACAGAAGAAAATTGGACAATGAAAGGATCCCCTTCTGACACTAATTATGTGTGGTCTCAAATTTTTAGGGCGTGCATAAAAAAAGATATACCTGTCAAGTTTTATATATGTAAAGTTCCCACCAAACAAGTTGAATATTCAACAAGTGAAGGAAAAATTAAATATATAGAAATTTCTCCTTACGAAGAAATGGAAAAAGATTTAAACGCACATTTAATGAAAGTAATGGGGCGAAAAATAATAGGGGAAGGGGATCTACTTAGTTTTGACAAAGCATAAATTATTATAAGTTTGCATTTATATATTTCACTTCTTCTTCTGTAATATTAAAATAAGTATAAATTTCTTCGTGATTTCCAGAATATTCTATGCTAGGAATAGGAAAGCTTTGTAATATTCTTATATTATTAAAATTTCCCCAGCGACAAATGTTATTAATAAATATATATAAAGGATGTTGTAATATTTGTAAATATTTTTTTGCTTCTTCTTCATGACTACATAATATAAATACAATAGATTGGGTCATTCCACAATCATCTATAAATACATTATATTTATCTGTTGTTGATATAAATACTTTATAGCCTTGTTGGAATTTATGAGGTCGCGATGAATATACGGTTTGACTCGGTGTATGAATTAATTTATATTTAAATATATCTGTTTTTTCATCGTTAATAAATTCCGCTTTTGTATATTTATGTAAATCGCTACTAGTTTTAATATCAAATTTTTGTAGTGTTGTATTATCAATTGTTTTTGATAATATATTTTGAACTGTTTGATTGTATAATAATGGAATATATTTGCGTTGATTAGATAAAACCGAACTTGTATATTCTTTTTTTTTCCATATACCAGAAACATTCAGGTTTTTATAAAAAGGACAATTTTGAATTATATACCAAGTAAAACTAGAACCTATTTTTTTAAAATATTTTTTTGCAGTATGTATATCTAAATGTATTATTTGAAGCGACGTAATTGTTTCAATCAATACATTTCTATCTGCGTAAGACATCCAATTATCTGGTGTAATAAACAATAAATAACCATTAGGTTTTAGTTGAGATAATGCTTTTTCAATAAAATCTTTAATTAAATTATGATTTTTTGATGCTCTTTTACCATTTTCTAATAATTTTGCATAAGGTGGATTAGCAACAATCAAATCATATTTTTTTGGATTATTAAATGTAATGAAATCATGATTAGTTATTTGTAGATTGTATTTTTCGTTGCAAAAAACATTACGCACATTTTCTAATCTACTTTCATTAGTATCATTGAATTCTAATATTTGTTCTAAAATACTTTGTTTATCATGATGTTTTAATAATTCAAACAAAATTGGAATACTAAAATTTCCATTTCCACAACAAGGATCTAAAATAGACAAGTCTTTTTTTTTCCATAAATCATCTGGAATTTTAGTTATCATTTCGCTTATACAATCAATAGGCGTAGGTTCGTCATTACTTGATTTATATGTAGTCTTATCTGTATTTAGGGTTTCATCATAGTATTTTCTTATTTCATTAAAAGTAGATGTATCAACTGTTATCTTTGTTAGATTTGACGTAGGTTGTACAACAGTTGTTTTTTCACTAGGACAACCCAAAGGCAAATTCAATTGATGTAATTTTTCTTCCACTGATTTATCAATAAGTTCTTTTATTTTACTCTCATTAACACAAGGAGTTTTTCTTTTTAGATGTTGAGTATAGTGAGATTTACTATTAAATTCTTTACCGCATTTTTCACAACTAATTTTAGTCAGTTTTAGTAGTTTAATAATATTATAATATTATTATTCTAAATCAATTTTATTATAATATAAAAAAATATTTTAGTAAATAACCTCCATCGTACCACAAAAGATTATTCTTCAATAAGTAACTTTGATTTTTGTTGTCTGTTTAATTCACCTATAATAGATACAAATTTATCATTTAATTCAAATCGTTGGCCAATAACTCTTATATTTATCTTATCGCCTTCTTTTACGTCATTAAATTGAGAACTATAATAATGATGATCGCGTGCTACAAAAACAATGATAGGACTTGGCTTTTCATCTGCACTTTCCGCTGTTATACCGGCCTTTGTATTGGTTTTTACAATGCAAGAAATAATTGTTCCCTCTACCGGAAAGCAAATTTGACATTCAAAAACGATATCAAATGATACTAGATTTCCTCTTTTTATTGTACCACTTGAATATGTAATTATTTTTGTAGATTGAGGTTTAATAAACCCTTCAACTACACATTTACCTTCATAATAAAATGAAATGTATTCTTCAATTACTTGTTTAAGATTCTTACCAATTACTGTAATAGGTAAGTTGATTGTTCTATTAATTATAGAACGCGAATAAATAGAAGATAAAATAATTTCTTTTTTTTTATTTTTAAGTTTAGGCTTAAGTTGATTATTATTGTCATTTAATTCAATTTCCATGATTATTTATATACTATATACTATACTATACATAATTTCTTTTAATTATTTTTCAATTTTAATTTTAAATTTATATTTTATGAACTACATTAAAAAAAAAATGACTTCAATTTTAATGATATTTATAATTCAAATACTATTATACGTTCAAACCAAATATAATAAAATGAATATTGAAAAAATTTGCAATATAAAATTACTTGAAGAAAATTTTAAAAAGTGTGTTAAAGGGTACCATTTAATCAATTCATCGCCTATTATTGAAAAGATATGGGAAGATATAAATGCTAATTTATTTACATCCGTTGGAATTGATGTACATTCAAAAAGTAATGGAAGTCATGCACCTGGAATGGATATTCAATGTTCATTAGGTGGAATTAGTAATAAATCAGGTAAATATTCCAATGGGAAACAAAAAATTGATATAAGTTCTTATAGATTAACTACAGTTTGTAATTCAAAAAAATATGGGACACCAGAAGAAATCATTCAAGAAATAAACAAAAGAAAAAATTTTGATTATTATTCCTTTATCATACGCGACGAATCATACGAAAACGATCTAATCAGTTATGATTGGTTATTGATACCAAGTAATTATTTAGTTTTAGATCCATCTTCCTACACTTGGGAACCAATGATTGGTAAACGTGGTAAAAATAAAGATGAACAAATCGGTTGGACCACAAATGAAATTAACGGTTGTAAAATGGGCATTACATTTAGCATGTCATCACAATTATGGATACATATTAATATGACAGAAGAATTTAAAAAATTTATTATTGCAACAACGGTAGTTACTAATAAACCATGTTTTACTTATATAGAAATAGTTGACAAATTACTTTAATCTTTCATTTGCAATATTTATATAATTATTATTAATTTCAAACCCAATAAAATTTATATTGTTATTTTTTGCTGAAACACATTCTGAGCCAGAACCAGCAAATGGAACAACTAACAAATTTTTATTTATTAGTTGTTTATTTATTGAAGCCTTTATTAAAGTATCGCACAGATGTAAAGGTTTTTGTGTTGGATGATCAACTCTTTCTTTTTTTCCAGCGCCTCCTGCTAATGCTGGAATTTTAATAACATCTCTTGGTAAAGCACCCGATTCATGAGCATTATAAGTAGTTTCAATTTCACCATTGCTGAATCTGCCTTTTGTCGCCTTTCTTACCTTTCCAGCTGCATTTTTCAAAAATTGTTCGGTATATGGTTCTCTTACGTCATCCCGATTGAAAGTTGGCTTAGTAGATTTGGAACAACATAAAATACTTTCATGAGTCCGTTGCCAAAAATTTAATGAAGGTGTTACTTTATTAGTATAATGCCATACCAACCATCTTACGTGACAATAAATGCGAGTCCTAATAAAAGATAGGTTTTCGCTAAAACCGTATATATAAAGTGTTCCATTTGGTTTTAATATTCTTAAACATTCTTGGATCCATTCATCACACCATAATAAATATTCATCCATTTTTTGCTTATCGCTGTTATTACCAAAATCTTTACCTATATTATAAGGAGGATCGCAAATAATAATATCTACAGATTCGCTAGTTATTTTTTTCATACCCAAAATACAATCTTCATTATAAATTTTATTTAATTCAATATCGTTATTCATTAATTGTCAAATATATTAATACAAATAATAGTATTCATATGTTTAATATCATTTTTTTTATTTATTTCACATGAATTGTATATAATTTATAATACAATGCCATCTCAGGACTTAAAAACCATTTCTTATCACCTTTTCTAATTCTATCAAAATATCTCAAAATGAACTCTTGTATAACGCACAATTCAACGTGACCGATTGCATCTTGAACGACCTTATTATCATCGTCCTTTATTATTTTTGTATTTTCTTTGGTATATTTTTCTACACCGATTATTTTATTTAATATTTGAATTGTTTTATTTTTTCCAGCTTCATCACACCTTGCTCCAGTGTCTCTAGTAGATAACATATCTTTTGTTTTAAAAGTTAAATATTTATTATTTTTTTCATAACCCAGGAAACCAACAATAACATTATAATCACTAATTTTAAAATTTAATAATTCACGTACTTCATCAGTTTCAGCTATCTCTCTTTGGTCTTCTGGTCCGGCTTCAATCCATTTTTTTGCTTTATTATCAAATACCATTATTTTTATTTTATTTAAGTTGTAAAGAATAAGTGCTGTGAATTTTTTAGTTGTAATACTCTTTCTCTCAAAATAATCTTTAATGAAGTATTCAATACTGTCAGTTAAAATTTCATTCATTGAATAAATATAATTTAACAAATCCAATTTTTCTTCAAACAATAATAATTCTATCATGTGAGCTATTAAAAAATATAATAGGTATTCTTTACTATCAGGATACTCTTTAGCCATTTTTCGCATAACGACGCCACAATGTTTGTACCAATTATCATCACCTCGCGGAACCTTCGTTGATGGCTTCAAGTATTCTTTTGTTAAATTAAAATTTTCATTAAATTCTTTCATTAATTTTTCTTGATTCTCTTTGTATTTATCATTAATATCAATATTCATTGTATTCTCTTTCAAATTTTTATCTAACTCAAAACTCCTTTTTGGTTTAATAATTTCTTTTTTAATTTCAAAATTAATCATATTATGTTTATAATCAATAGGTACAGATCTTTCATAAATAGATATATTTTTGTCTAATAATTCAATAGGTTGAAATAAATAATAATTACCAATATTGACCAATCTTCCATTTCGTCCATATTTATCTACGATAAATTCATTATTGTCATCTATTAACATAGTTAACGCAGCATATATCTGTACCATAGGATATTTTTTTGGTATATTAATTAAATTGATAAGGTTATCTTTTTTATAAAAAAATCCCTCCTTCATTAGTAAGCGAATTTTTTGATTTATTTTTTCAGAGTTCATTTTAATAAAAGTATCATTATATGAATCTTCATTCAAATTATTTTCATCAATTTCTTTTGTAGGTCTACAAGTGTAATTACATGTGGGCATATAATCACATGCTGGGGAAAAAGGTGCGTCTCCTATTTTAAAGTTATGAATAATTAATCCGGTAGATAATTCTTGAGTAATTTCTTCATCCAAATAGTTTGATAGGATTTCTTGTGTAAAATTAGTCTGGTCATGATTAATAATGCAATCAACTGCGGTTTCTTTTAATAATCTAGTGACATTCCCTGTTTGAATAGCCTTTAATTCTGCTACACGAAATACATACAAATCAGCAGCCTCTTCTTTATTATCACCTAATATTGTTCCATACATAAAAATTTGAACATTTCTTTTTTCAAAAGGCAAATCTTTATGACTGAAATTACGAACTGCACGTCCAATAATTTGTTCAATACGATTCATGTTGTACCATGGTTCTAGTATGTGAACCTGCCTTATAAATTTAAAATCAATACCTTCTGAACCGGCTTTAGAAATTAATATTACTTTTACCTTGCTGCCATCTTTATTGTCTTCATTTGTCAATCCTTTCACCTCAAATTCATTGTTTGGAGATAACCTAGGATCACCAGTGATCATCGCATATCTAGCTGGCATAAAATCTTTTTTATTTACAGGAGGTTTCATACTTCTTACATCAACAATTTCAGTTGGTTTATTTTTAAATAATGGTTTTACATTTTCACCATATCTAGTAAAACCAAATTCTTCTAGTGCGAGTGCCATAGGTATTAAACCACTGTCAATATATTGAGAATAAATTAAAATAACACCTTCGGCTATTTTACTATTACCATCTATAAGAGCATTTTTAACTAAAATATTATCTAAAACGCATTTAATTTTTGAACTATATTTCCCTATTTCATTATAAGAAAATATCTTACCATAATCATTTAATGTTGATTTTTTATATTCAAAATCGCCTTTTAAAGGTGGTGATTTTTGGTCAATATAATCCATCATCCTATCTAAACCTTTTTTTCCTGTTAAATAATGTGGATCAATATTCATGGTAGAATTCACTATCTTTCTTTCGTCTTCTTCGTATGAAGAAGTATCATCGCCGCCTACTAATTTTTCTTTTGAATTCTCTTCATCATCTTCATCATCTTCATCATCTTCATCATCTTCATTTTCTAAATTTTCTTCTTCTAAAGGATTATTAATACTTACTTCCACTTCTTTATTATCCATATCAAAATCTTGATTTGTATTTTCTTTATTACCTTCATTTGCTTTATTTATTTTGGTTTCTTCCAAATTTTCAGAATATTTTTCATTAGGTATTTGTTCTATTATTTCCTTAAGACCCTTTATTGGATATGAAATAATTAAAGACTCTAATGGTGTTTGTAATAATGTATATCCAAAGGATTCCATATTTTCAAAATTAGGCATTTCTCTTCTTACCCCTTTTTTTGTGGTAATAGAAAACTGCTTTTTTCTTAAAGAATGAATAATATATTTATATGCACAATACTGACACATTCCACAATTTTCACATTTTTTAATAGTATTTAAATAAATACCTAAAATACGGTTTTTATCTTCTCTTTTAATTTTTTTCAAATTCATTTGATAAGAAGGATATTTAATAAATGGAAATGTGTTTTTTTTTGCAAATTCATTTGGATATACCCTATATGGAAATGTATAAGGGTTTTCACCACGTACAAAAGAAACATATCCTGTTGCTTTTCTAATCAAAAGCTCTTCACCATTTTCCTTGAAACTACCGTTTTTATCAAATACATCTTTTGTTTGTACAATTCCTCGCCCATCATTCATATTCATTAAATTTAATAACCATATTATTTCTTTATAACTGTTATACATTGGCGTAGCAGATAATAAAAGTAAACGCATATTTTTTGCAGCCTTTACTAATAATTCTAAATTTAGAGCTACCTTTTTATTTTCATTATCCTCAGTTTTTCTAATATTATGAACTTCATCAATAACGATCAATCTGTTATCAAATTCATTTCTTAATTGTCTTATTATTTTTTTATTAAGAGTTATTTTTGCATGACCTAAAACATTATCTTTTTTTAATTGTTCATTTTCTTCATAATGAATTGTTTTGATTATATAATTTGCAAATTGACCATATCCCAAAAAAATATAATATGTGTTAATTAAATTTTTGATTTGATTAACAATTTTTTCTTTTGGAATACCTTTCATGTTCATAGGATTAATTTCCTTCAATAATTTATTTCCAATATTTCCCCCGCCTTTTACAGTCCAAACTCCATCAATTAAATGCAATTTTCTCTCATCAAAAATTTGTAATCTAAAATTATCTTGTACATTTTCTGATGCTACAATAATAATTCGTTTTGTTATACCCATTTGTTTCATATAACTACGCATCTCCTCGCAAACTCCTATTGCACTTAGAGTTTTGCCACTACCTAAACCGTGATAAAGTAATAAACTATTATAAGGAGTTTGTGACGACATAAAATTCTTTATAAACATTTGATGAGGAGATAATTCAAAATCTGCCTTTGCTAACATATCAGCATATTTTTTAATATTTTCATGTATTGTACCATCATATTTAGTATCATTAAATTCTTTTTTTTCAGCAATCTTGATATTAAAATTAATATCATTCAAATTTGGGTATAAAAATGAATTAGTCTCATTATCATCAGTAACATTATTATCATGCTCTTCCAAACATTTTCTTTCTATAAATTCTTTTTTGAGTAAAAATTTATTATGTTCTATTGGTGAAATTGCTGTTTTATAATCTTTTTCTAAATTAATGTCACAATAATGTATATTTTCTGTATTTGAATTATTTACAGACATAGATTATATTACCTTATATATTATGAATATAATCTATATTCTTGCAATACTTTATTAATATTTGTTATTAATTTCTTTTTTTCTAAATTATATGGTCTTATTGAATTTATACATTCATCATAACTCTTCCATTCTAATTTACTAACTTCTGTTTTTTGAAAATTATTTAAATCTACAGAATTATCTTTAACACAAGCTAAAAAATACTTGTGTTTATAAGCTTTAAAATTTGTACCAATAAATGTTTCTTCAAAAGGTAAAATATTTTCTATTATATTAACATTAATACTAGAAATTCCTGTCTCTTCTTCAAATTCACGCAATGCGCATTCTAAATCTTTTTCTTTGTAATTTTTTCTACCTTTTGGAAATTCCCATTCAGTTTCTTCCCAACTCGTATCACTATTATTTATGATATCATAAATATTTATTATTTTATCATTAACAACTATACCACTTTTTAAATTTTCAAATTTTTTAAAAGAAGACATTTCCTCATTTTTATAATGACTACTAGGCGCATCACTCCACATTTCTTTCCACAATATTTCAAAATTTTCATGTAAAATTCGTTTTTTTTCATCATTAGACATTTCATTTACAATATTTTGAATTTGGTTAATATTATATGTGGTGTATTTACCACGAATAAAATCAATAAAGCCAAAACTATCTTTTCTTCTAATCATTAAATATTTGTAATCATTATCATGTAGTTTTTCAAATAAAATAATTCCATAACTTATTATAGGTAATTTACATTGATTAAATTGATGACCTAATTTACCACAATTATTACATACATTTATATTATTATTGTTGTTATTATTGTTGTTATTATTTATAATTTTGTTCATTATATGTTTAAAGACACATCTTTTTATATCATTTTATTTTAATGGTAAATCTAGATCCAAACGTATGGGGTCCAAAATTTTGGTTTTTTTTTCATACAATAACGTTGAATTATCCAAATTATCCAAATAGTGTTACTAAAAAAAAATATTATGATTTTGTTCAAAATATTCCTATGTTTTTGCCTGTAGAAGAAATTGCTTCACATTTTAGTAAATTATTAAATGAATATCCTATTCAACCTTATTTAGATAATAGAGAATCATTTATTAAATGGTTTTGGTTTATTCATAATAAAATAAATGAAAAATTAGAGAAACCTATTATCAGTTTAAAAGATTTTTATATTAAATATTATGAACAATATAAATCTACTAATGTAAAATTAATAGAATATTATAAAATAAGACAAAAAATAATATACATAGTTTTAATTTTATTATTATGTGGATTAATTTATTATTTATATGATAAATAAAATATTATATTTGATTAATATAATAACACCAATTATTACTATTTTTATGGATTTAAATAACAAATATGGCGGTAAAGTATTAGCATCAGGAGGTTTCGGTTGCGTATTTACACCTGCATTAAAATGTATAAATAATACCACTCGCGATAAAGACAAAATAAGTAAATTAATGACCAATAAACATGCAAAAGAAGAATATGATGAATTGGTATATTTGAACAGTAAATTAAAAATTATCCAAAATTATAAAAATTATTTTTTAATTGATGATTTTTCATTATGTAAACCAAGTAAATTAACAAAAACCGATTTAACAAATTTTAAAGAATGTACAACTTTTCAAAAAGAAAAAATAACAGTTGGTAATATTAATAATTCATTGGATAAATTACTTGCTTTAAATATGCCGTATGGTGGTGTTACAATTGAACAATTTATAATAAATAATAAAAATAATGATTATTTAATAGAATTAAATAATAAATTATTAGAATTACTTAAAAATGGAATTTTAAAAATGAACAGAAAACACATATATCACAGCGATATTAAAGCTTCTAATATATTGCTTTTGATGCAAGATAAAAATGATATGAAAGTAAGGTTAATTGATTGGAGTTTAACAGTAGAATATATACCATTTAAAAATAATACATTTCCTAAAAATTGGAAAAATCGTCCATTGCAATTCAATGTACCTTTTTCAATTGTGTTATTTACAGATTTGTTTGTTGATAGTTATTCTAAATTTTTAGATAAAAAAGAAAACAAGTCTTTATTATCAATACCAGCTACAAAACGTCAGCTGTTATCATTATTTGTTAAAAATTATTTGTATTTGTGGATGAATGAACGTGGTTATGGTCATTATAAATATATAAATAAAATCATGTACATGTTATTTAAGTATGATGTGGTACAAACAGAAGAACATGCAAATAATAATAGCTTAAAAAATAATAAACAAATGAAGCAATTTATTGAAATTAATTATACACTACCTTGTATTATAAATTATTTAGTTGAAATTTTAATGTATTTTACTAGATTTAAAAAAGATGGATCTTTAAATATGCGTGATTATTTAGATAATATTTTTATACAAATAATAGATGTATGGGGATTTATTAGTTCATATTTACCATTATATGAATTATTATTTGAAAATTATGATAAATTAACAAAAAATCAAATGTTAATTTTTATTAAATTGAAATACATATTTTTAAAATATCTTTATGAACCACAAGTTGAATTAATTAAATTAAAAAATTTAGAAAATCATTTAAAAGAAATTAATATTTTGATTTAGACCTTTGAAGAATAAAAAAATATATATGTATATTATATTATGTTTTCTTCCAAAGATTTTGAAAAACTTTGTACTCCTGCAAAAATATATTTTGCGTTAGCAATTTTGAGTATTTTATTGGGACTTTTTAGCGGTTTCAATTTAATGGCTGTTTTAGGTAAATTAATTTTTGCTGTTATTTATACATTCATCCTAGGATGGTTATGTAGTAAAGGATGGAAAAGTTTAGCATGGTTTTTAGTATTGTTACCATATGTTTTAATTTTATTAACATTTTTTGGATTACTAACTTTAACTAAAAGTCACATGGTAATGATGAAACAAAGTGGTATGATGCCTGTATCTCCTTAAAAGAATGTTTTTGACTCTTTATTAGTAGTTTTAATTTAATTTATGTTTCTATAAAAATATAAATTAAACAATAATATATAATATGCGAATTGAAATATGGATATTATTAATAACAGCATTTTTAGTTTATAATGCATATCATGATGGCAAATATACAAAAATGGTTATGTCTTATAAAAAATATTATACTATGGGTTTTTATTGCATCTTAGGGTTAGGAATTTACTTGTTATTTAAAAGAAATCCTGAACAAGGTAAAAATTTATTACAAACTGCTCACAGTGCAGTTAAATATATGCCTATTGATAAATCGTCATTGGAAATGTTCACCCCATTGTTTGATTTTACATCAAATAGTAATGGTTATGGAGACGAGAGTAGTAGTAATAATTTCATGCAGGGATTATATGGCATCAACGGAGCACATAATGACATACCATCACCTTCACAACAGAGAATGATGCAATCTGGAAAAGGTGCTAGTAAACGCTCTGTAAGTGAAACTAAGAAAAAATATGTAGCCGCAAATCAGGAATGGAAGTGTGGTCATTGTCAATCACAATTAGATCATACCTTTGAAATTGATCACAAAATACGACTAGAATATGGTGGTGGAAATGATGTACAAAATTTAATTGCATTATGTCGTAATTGTCATGGTAAAAAAACTGCAAGTGAAAATATGTAAATTTTATTTATACGAATAATTTAATGTATGATTATATTATATTATAATAATATGTATGAAACAAGTAAAACAAATTTAGATAATGTATTACAAAAAATAAGAATGAACTATTTTCCTTTCATATTGTTAATAATAATATTAATCATAATCATTTTGATCGTAACAATTACAGAGTATATATCATTTAGTAAATCCAAAGAGGGTTTTGATATACCAGACGCTTCAAATATTCCTACTAATACACCTTCCCCGCCGACTAATATACCGTCCCCACCAAGTAATACCCCGTCTCCGCCAACTAATAACCCGTACCCACCAGGAACCATTCCTCCTAACATCCCTCCTATAAATGTACCACCTGGTTTATTTCCTGGAAATGGTGCTAATGGAGGTGGCAGTGGTAGTACCCCTCAAATACCAGGAAACGTCGGTAATTTATTGGATAAATATAAGAATTATTTCAATGAAATTGACAAAGTTAAAAGTGTATTCAATGAATTTAACAAGCTAAAAAACATGAATATTAAAGATAAAATAAGCAGCAGTGTTAATTCAGTAACTAATATTAAAAATGAAATGTTACATGTAGTAAATAACCAAACAAATACAATCAAAAATGGTATCAATAACATCAATTTAAGTATTCCAACCATAAAAGACCCAAAAATTTCAAATTCAATTATTGTAATAAGTTTCATTTTAATTATTCTCGTTTTATGCTTTGTATTTTTGCCTAGTTTCAGTGATTTCAAACAATTATTAAATCAAATGAATAATGTTACTTATGTTATTTTATACACAATTTTTATAATTTTATTTTTTCGTTTGTTTCCAAGTAATATAATGGATAATAATGCATATTATATTGTTCCTATTACAATAATAATTGCAGTTTTTATGTTTATTCTAGGATTTCGTTCTAATTATACAAATGATTTTAATATGAATTACGAGAGAATCAAAATGATCATTTTATATTTTTGTTTTATTACATTATGTATTACATATTATTCAGTCAATCCGGGTGAGTACATAACAAAAAATTTGAACACATCATTGATATTAATGACATTATTATTTGGAATATTTGGGTTTTTGTATTTAATTGTTTTGTTAACGTTACCAAACATTTATAAGGGTTTAAATAATACAAATGTATTGGAAAAGGTCTCGTTTTTCTCAAAGTATGGTGGTATTGGTTTTGTTTTATTTTTGATTATAACGTCAATTATTATTGCAACTTATCCAGGTGGTTTTTTTAAAAATACAACATCTTCAATCATCATTGTTCTATTATTATTCGTAGTATGTATAATTTGGGGATCATTACTAGTAACTGATAGATTTTCTAGTGATAATGTGAATGTGAATAAAAGTTTATTGAACGAGAATATTTCATTCATACAAAAAACGATGATTTCTTTACTAGGATTATCTCTTTCAGGAATAATGATTGCATATATTGTTTATAATATTCAACACTTAACGGGGCGTTCAGGAATTATGAGTTTTATTTTGAGTATTTTTCTTATTATTTCTATATTGATTTTAATATATAAAACAATTTTTGTAAAATTACCTTCTAATACTGCAAACAAAGGCAAAGACGCATTTTTTAATTTAATTTTTAATTTAATTTTTTACATTCCTTGTTTATTTTCAGGAGTTTTTGATGGTATTATGAAAACGTTATTGAATGAATATAATTCCACAACTACTGGGAATGTATTAATATTAATAATAACATTAATTTTATTTTTATTGTATATATTTTTACCTAAAATACAATATTTTATCAATTTACAAGGTGGAAAACAGTTTATTGAAAATCCTGTTAATACAAATACACAACAAACATTAGCGAATTATATACAATTAAATGACAATGATCATTTAAATTATCAGTACGGAATATCATTTTGGCTATTTATAGATTCAAATGCACCTAATACTAATCCTAGTTATAATCAGTTTACATCTATATTAAATTATGGGGGAAAACCCAATATTCTTTATAAGGCTGATACAAATACTTTAATGATTACAATGGAACAAAAAGATTTGAATGTAAGAAGTAAAAACAACATGTTAGAATTTGACGATAATGGTAATAGGATTATTTATACTAATAAAAATATATTGCTGCAAAAATGGAATAACCTTGCGATCAACTTTAACGGTGGAACTTTAGATATTTTTTTGAACGGGGAGCTGGTCAAATCTTCTATTGAAGTAATTCCGTATATGAAATTGGATGCATTAACAATTGGTGGCGATACAGGCGTCAACGGTGGAATTTGTAATGTTGTTTATTTTAAAAAACCATTAACAATTACAAATATTTATTATATTTACAATAATTTGAAAAATAAAAATCCTCCAGTGTTTGCCAAAACATTTAACTCAATTATTTCTATTTAATGTATTTAATCTATTTAAAGTATTTAATATAATTAGATAATTTCTAAATCTATATTATATTATACAAATGAGTGTTTTAGGTATTGTATTAACTATATTAGTTATTGTTTTAATTGTCATGTTTTTTATTTATTTTTTTAGAGACCCATATACTTTACAAAATTTACAAAATGGGCAAAATTCAACTACCATTACAGCAACATCTTTAGCAACTAATGGTTCAAATATTCCATCTAGTAATTTTGCTTATTCTATTTGGTTTTATGTCAATGATTTTAATTACAGATATGGCGAGCCAAAAGTGATTTTTGGTAGAATGGGCGCACCAAGTACAGCAAACAAAGGTTCTCTTAATGGGTTAAACGGTATTGATCCATGCCCAGCGGTTGTTTTAGGTGCTGTAGAAAACAATTTAGAGATATCTTTAGGTTGTTTCCCTGGAATTAATCAATTGCCTACTACACCAGGAGGAAAAACAGTTATTCATACTTGTAAGGTTTCAAATGTTCCTGTTCAAAAATGGGTTAATTTAACAATAAGTGTTTATGGTAGATCATTAGACGTCTATATAGATGGAAAGTTAGCAAAAACATGTTTATTACCTGGTGTTGCAAATGTTAGTAAAAACTCTGATGTATACATTACACCACTTGGTGGTTTTAATGGTTGGACATCAAGATTTCAATATTATCCAAATTCTTTAAATCCACAAGAAGCTTATAATATTTATGTAAAAGGATACGGAGGTAATTTATTTACTAATTTCTTACAAGGATACCAAGTCAAAATCTCTTTGGTTGAAAATGGAACAACTCAAAGTAGTGTAACAATCTAAATTGAATAAAATATAATAATTTTCTTGTTTATTTAATATATATATGAGCGATAATTCAAATTTTAATTCATTTTCAACAAATAACAGAAACAGTTTTTTTGAATCAAATAGTTTAGTAGCAAAATTTGCATTTTTATTAGTAGTTATTTTTGGTTTTATTGTATTATTAAAATTTGGTTTGTATTTAGTCTCTTACTTTTTATCACCTGCTCATTCACCTCATTTAATTGATGGAATGGTTGATGCAAAAAATGCAATTATTTTTCCACAAGATCCAAGTGGTAACAATGAAGTAACTATTTATAGATCAGTAAATGAAAGAGATGGTTTAGAATTTACATGGTCTGTTTGGATTTACGTAAATAGTCTACAATATTTACAAGGACAATATAAGCATATTTTCTACAAAGGAAATAGTAATTTAGCAAAAAATGGTTTGAATTTTCCTAATAATGCCCCCGGTCTATATTTAGCACCAAATAGTAATGCATTGATTGTTATTATGAATACGTTTGATGTGATAAATGAAGAGATAACTATTCCTGATATTCCATTAAATAAATGGTTGAATGTTATTATACGATGTCAAAATAATACTTTTGATGTATATATTAATGGAACAATTGCAAGAAGCTTAAAACTAACAAGTGTTCCCAAACAAAATTATGGAGATGTATTTGTTGGAATGAATGGTGGTTTTGATGGATACATTTCTAATCTTTGGTATTATAACCGCGCTTTAGGAACTGCATCTATTCAAAATATTGTTAACTGGGGACCAAATACTAGAATGTTAGGAAGTAATGGTATGAATTTAAAAGATTCAAATTATTTGTCACTAAGATGGTACTTTAATGGTGCACACGATGCATTTAATCCTTAAATTATTCACTGACATAAAAGAATCATAGTAGTTTCATTTATTTATTATTTAAATTTCAAAAATAAATAAATAATTATATTAGAAATAGATATACGATGTCATGTTCTAAATTTTATTTACCTATTCCTCCAAGAGCATGGACTAGAGTTGATAATAAATGTACATTTGACACATCTATAAATTATGACAATAGCGACAGTATTATTGATCCTTCTATATATTATAGAGCAGCTTTAATCAATAAAGGCAATGTCTTACAATATAAAAAAAATAGTACACAACTTACAAAAAAACAGCGTTATGCGCAAATTGCAAAAGGTTTATGGACGAATAGAACAAAAACTTGGGCAACACAGTCTCTTACTTATACCAATCCAAATACAACCAGTTTAAAAAGAGTGGGTTATATTGAATATCCAAGAAATGATATTACTCCTGGAAGTCCTGCTAACCCAAGTGGTCCTTATATACCTATTTCCGTATTAAAAGATCCTTTTAATTGCCCCAATTTGACATTTAAAGATGGAGGTAATTTGGTTTGTGGTACATATGAAAATCCTTGTACAGGAGCAATTATTGAAAATTCGGTTCAGCCAAATTATCATCCAACAACCGATTCAGATGTTCCAGGACCAATCCAACAACTCTATTGGGATCCAAGAATACAAACTTGGTATCCAAAGGTGCGACGCGTTATGAATAATAGTACAAATAAATGGCCAATTAATTATAAATTTTTTAGAAGTGCAATTCATACAGACACCACTACACTCTTAAACTAGGGTTTATACATATATCCATTGTTGGAAATATATCTCCTGACATGCAACCGTCTGTTTCATTTACACGCATACACGATCTATGTCCACGTTCTTCACCGATATAACAATAGCCGCCTTTAGAAGTTGTTTTTTGAATGTTACTTGTCGCATCATCTGCAACATATTCATGTGTCTTTCCAATATTTTTTTGTACATTTGTTTGATTCAATGCTTTGTTTAAAGTATTATTTTGCATAATATCTGCGTGTGGTATTGCATTTGATAGTGATGTACCTCCTACACTAGAAGAAGCTTTCTTACCTTCTGTTACATTTTGTACTCCTGTTAAGCCAGCATCAACCACATTGGCTGTTGTATTAACCACTCCTTTTGCACCTGTTGCGGTAGTATTGATAACTTGTCCAGTAGTCATTGCAAAAACACTAGTAATTTTTGAAATAATTGGATTAAAAAAATTAGTAATGTCTTGAGTTCCCTTTGCTAAATAAACAAAAATATTAAAACCTAAAAATGCAAGAATGATAATAATAATAATCCATGTAGTGAATGGAATTGAAAAAATTGAATTAAGAAGACCATTTTCTGTGGAAATGTTTGATGATTGTGTTGTAGAACTGATATTAGTAGGGTTAGAATCTTTTATAGTTTCAATAATTGATTTTGATAAAGATGAATTATCCATTTATAATAAAAATATATATATTATTTTTATTATATATATTTGAATAGCCTTATTTAAAAGAAAGTAAATATAAAAATTGATTCATATCTCCTAATATTTCATCCCGAATATTTAACAAATCTGTATTAGACATAATCTTCATTGCTTTATTGTTTGTTAAATCAACTAAATAGCTTTTGAATAAATTGACCTTTGATACAAGTTCATCTTGATTATTTAAATCATATAATGAAATTTGTTTTTTATTCATTAGATCAATTCTCATACCTGATTTTCCTAAAAGAACTTCAATAAATTTATCCATATGTTCATTGAATTTAGAATACAAATCGTCTGTAGCTTTATGAGTTGCATAACTATGAGTTTTCCAATGAAATAATTTTATTAGTAAAAGCATTTCAAAAAATTGAACGGTAATTTCACGCTGAAAATTACGTAATATAGATGATTTTGATGGTGATATGGACGATACTTTCATATTTTTACGTGTTTTTAAACCTCCTATTCTTCTTTTGTTTGTAATTTTTGCCATATAATATATAGATATAAAATTTCAATTATAATCTAGGTACAAATTTCTCTCCAAAAGTGTTCATCGCTTCTAATTTTTCAATTGTTTTTTCTAAATTAGAAGCTTTTACATCTTTGAATAAATAATCTGTACCAGGAGATTCTTCATTCTTTTTAATTTGCCTATAAATAGAATCTATGTTTTTAATAACATTTGTAACTACTTCTTTTTGCTCTTCTCTCATAATCTCTTCATTTAAACTAATATTTTCACATAAAATTGATACAACAAAATACAATATATATTTTCTTTTTCTATTGCAACCACTAGTATATTTTAGACTAAAAAGTGACAACAATGCTTTTATTATTTTTTTTATAATGACAGGACGTTCTTCCGATTTTTTTAAAAAAATATCCCAGATTAACCAAATAACATCCAATTGATACTTATTTTCCACTTGTTTATGTATATTACTTCTGCGTTCACATTTTAATTTTTCCTTTTTTTGCTTGCATATATTTTCAAATTCAATTAACCATTCAATCCAATAACAACTTTGGATAATATTTTTTGAATTATCTGAAAGATTATATACAAGTTCATTGACTGCGATAAATAACTCTTTAGGGTCATCTTTCATAAAATAATCGTCAGCAAAATGAACATTAGGTGCCTTAAAACGATCTGTCATATGTGTCATATCAAAATCATCTTTTTTTATCTTAATATCATCAAAACTGTGTCTTCTTTTAGCATCACATAAAATACACATTATTTCGCAAAAAAGTTTTCTAATTTTTTCATTATTTCTCATTCTTAATTCATTATTTAAATAACCATTATTCATAATTTGATTAAAATTCTCAATTCTAAGTTCTAAATAAATGGAAATTTTAGGATTTCCTAAATGAATAAATTTACTGTAAAAATATAATATTGTTTCCCATAAATCATTATAATGACCAGAACTTATTAATTCAGCGCTCCAATAACATGCAGGCTCAATCTTTGATTTAATCAAACTATTTAGTAATTCTTTTTTTACATCACTCTTTTTAAATTTGGAAAAGGAAATTCCTTTAAAATCTTTGGGTTGTCTAATATCATTAATTTCTGTAAAATCAAGAGACATAGAATTATATATATTTAAAATTTATACAAAAAAAATAACAACAATACATATAGATGAAAATGAAAAATCCAATAAAAACCATTTCAAATTTATACAATAAACTATCTAATTTTGGAAAAATATTAATATTAATATCATTATTGCTAATAATAATTGTATTCTTTAAATATGTACAAAAATTAAGTCCCCATAATATTATTAAGAGAGAAGGATTTCAACAACAACAAGAGTTTCTTTTCAAAAAAGGTTTAGATATTTATGACGATTTTTATGCAAATATTTATGATTTTCTTGTTTTCAATGAAGTGAAAAATGATTATGAAGTAGGACTAATATTAAATCAAAATGTTCCAAATACAAAAACTGTTATTTTGGATGTAGGATCTGGTACCGGACATCATGTTGCAAAAATGGCGCAAAACAAAAATTTGGAAATTATTGGTATTGATACATCTCCTTCTATGATTAAAAAGGCAAAGGAAAACTATCCTAATTTAAATTTTAAACAAGCCAATGTATTGAACAAAGATATTTTTCATAACAATACATTTACACATATTTTGTGTCTTTATTTTACAATTTATTATATTGAAAATAAGGTAGATTTTTTCAATAATTGTATGGATTGGTTAATGCCAGGTGGATATTTAGTAGTACATTTGGTAGATAGATATAAATTTGATCCTATATTGCCTCCAGGTAATCCATTGTATGTTGTATCACCACAAAAATATGCAAAAGAACGTATAACAAAGACAAAAGTAAATTTCAATGAATTTGTATACAACGCGGATTTCAAATTAAATGAATCAACAAATACTGCAATTTTTGACGAAAAATTTAAATTCAACGATGGTAAAGTGAGAAAACAAGAACATATTCTATACATGAATGACGTAAGTGATATTGTAAATATGGCACAAGAAGCAGGGTTTTTATTACATGCAAAGGTAGATTTAGTAAAGGTTGCTTATGAATATCAATATTTGTATGTATTTATGAAACCTGGTTAAATTTAATAATTTTACATATAAATATTTAAACAAATTTTATTTATTGTTATAAATGGAAAACCCGGAAGTAATAGATGTTTTCATAGAAATTTCAAAAAATTCACACATCAAATATGAATATGACAAGACGATGAATGCGTTACGTTGTGATAGAATTTTACACACACCATTAAAATACAATTTTAATTATGGATTTGTCCCTAATACTTTATGTGGGGATGGAGATCCGTTGGATGTAGTTTTATTAATGGAAGACGAATTGATCCCAGGATCTTATATAAAATGTAAAATACTAGGCTGTTTAGATACTAGTGATGATGAAGGTAATGATCCAAAAATTATTGCATGTCCTATAGATAAAATTGATCCTACTTATAAAAATATCCATAATTTGACTGATATCCCAAATCATACATTGGACAAAATTGAATACTTTTTTACTCATTATAAAGATTTGGAAAATAAAAGAGTTAAAGTAGGAAAATTTTTGAACAAAGAACTTGCCATTCAAATTTATGAAAAAGCAAAACTTTTTATTTGACATAAACAAAATAAAACCAATATTTTGATAACAAAATAAATTAGTTTAACGTAAAAAAAATTTAAATTACAAATAAATATGTACGAATTATTTTATATATACATATTTATTGCATTTTTATTGATCATTACATTTTCATATGCTTATATAAGAATTAAATATGGCTTTTGGGTTGTACAACCAGTATTTCATGTTTATGATTTTTGGTATATGTTTGCCCTCCCTGGAATCATTCAACATGAATTACCAAGAGAGAACAAATATACAAATTTCAAAAATATTGAAACCATTACTTATAAAGAATTGACTGATATTAAATTACAACGCTTTCTACACTTTATCAATTCAAATTATTTACAAAATAAAGACAATGTATATTGTCCAAAAATTGAAAACCTTAGGCCTTATTTTACAGGACACAACGATACTTCGTTTGTATCTTTTTATACTGAAAAAGAACTTATTACTGACTTAAAAAAAGGAACTATGGTAGACGAGCAACGTGTTATTGGTGCAATGACATCTAGACCTATTCATATTTTTATCAATAAAGGTGATAAAGATAGTTTTTTTGATGCTTATTATGTAGATTACTTATGTGTAGATAAAAATTATAGAAAAAAGGGGATTGCTCCACAAATAATTCAAACACATAATTATAATCAAAGACATCTTAATAAAAAAATTTCAGTGTGTTTGTTCAAGAGAGAAGAAGAATTGACTGGAATAGTTCCATTATGTGTATATTCTACTTATGGATTTTCTATGAAAAAATGGCATAAACCACATGAACTTCATGCTATGTATAAATTATTGGAAATCAATGAACAAAACTATCATTTTTTAGTTGATTTTATGAAAGCCAATACATATCAGTTTGATATTCTTATTAACACTGAGCATTCAAATATTATTGAATTAATAAAGACCAAGAATATTTTTATTTATGTTTTAATGGAAGGAAATACGAATGCTATTAAATGCGCTTATTTTTACAGAAAAACGTGTGTTTTTTATGAAAAGGGATTAGAAATATTGTCATGTTTTGCTTCTATTAATGGATTTAGTAGTGGTAATAAAAATGAAGAGATAAAGGGAAGAGATCTATTCATTCAAGGGTTCAAAATAAGTTTTTGGAAAACCGCGGAAAAAAATTATTTTGGGTTTGCGGTTGTTGAAAATATTTCACATAATAATGTAATAATTGAAAATATTTCTATGAAAACGGTTGCTTCTGTTATAAGCCCAACTGCATATTTTTTTTATAATTTTGCTTATTATAGTTTTAAACCTGAAAAGGTTTTGATTATCAATTGAAATAATTTATTTTTTTGATTTTGTCTGTTTTTCTTCATATGAACGTGCTAAATTATCAAAAGGGCGTCTTGCGGCAATTGCTATAAAAATTAATGGTATTATAACGAACGCCCATGCAAAACGTTTCCTACCAACAGTGCATAAATAATACAACAAAATGAAACTTACTATATTACCGATAATATTAATAGGTGTTAAACTATACCTTGGATATGGTATAAAAAGTGCTATACATATTAAAATATATGCAATTAAAGGTGAGCAAAACATTATATAATATATTTATATAATATTTTATATTTCATATTTCATATTTTTTCAAAGGTTTAAAATTCATCATCCTTTAATTGCTCGCACATCTTACCTAATTCAATGTATCTCTGTTTTTGTTCTTTGCCTAAAGTCTTACATTTGCGTATTAATTTATTTGTTAAATTCAAATTAGTAATGTCAATCTTAATATCACATGGTGGTGTGAATACTTGTGCACCAATTTCCAAGAAAAATATTTGATTTTTCTTATTGTAAAACAAGATTGGATTTCCGTCATCATCCATTTCTATGCACCCACAAGTACAATAATCAATATGTTCTACTTCATCCTTTTCTTTTTTACATCTAATATCCAATACATCTACATCATTCATGTATTCACTAAAAAACTCATGGGCTTGCTCTTTGTCTGTAAATAAAAAAACCTTGGGTGGGTTGATCGTAATAGATGTCAATCTAGTTTTTGTAGAATTATCTTCATAATATTGAAAATCATAACAACCTTCATGTTTGTTGTGAACTATTATGTATTTTGTGGCCATTGTTTATAATTATTATTAATAATGCTATTGGTTTAAATGGTTTTTATAAAATAATATTTCTACCTTACCACTTTTCAAAAAAGTGGTGTAAATTTCCCTTTTTGGAAAAGGGAAAACCAAAATTTACAGATTTTGCGCAACTTTTTCTAAAAGTTGCTTAGCGAACATACTTTCCAACACGTGCAAATGAATCTACTACAAAAATTATAAATATCCCTAAAAAAGAATATAATACTACTTCTTCTGTAACATTATTCGTTTTTTCATCTTGTTGTTCTTCTAATAAATTAATCATGTAATTTAGTTTTTGTAAAAGAATATCTTGACTTGTTTGTCCAGTACCATAACCTTGCATTTGCACTTCATTATTATAATAAGGTTTATTTACAGGATTTCTTTGAGGAACATTATTCACATTTGGTAACATTTTTTTGTAATAATCATCTATGCTTTTATTATCTCCATAATTGACGCGATAATTGTTCAGTTCCAAATTGTTTTCATCATCATAATTATTAGGTTGCGGAGATTTACCTAATATTTTATACATATTCATATTATTTTGATTTGTCATATTTTGCATTGCTTCATTTGTAATAGTTCTTTGCACCCCAGATGATTCTGGAGTAGGTGGTGGATTAAAGTCCGCCATTCCTGAATTAGAATCTTCTGTACTATTATGTATTTCTTCTAAAACTGAATTAACTTTCTTTTTATCAAAATTATTTGAAGGTGTAAATGATTCTTTATTATACATTTTTTGTGTTTTATTATGAGTTTGTCTTTTTTTATTAATTAAATTATCATTATCATTATTATTTTCATCATTAAATGGAGCAGCGTATATTGCTAAAGACATTCTTCTTATTAAAAATTAAGATAATAATTTGTAGAAGACACTGAAATTAAAATATTATTTGCAATTATTTTATTTTTTGTTCTTCAAAATTATTATATAAGAATAATATAAAATGACTATAACCCCCCTAGGTAAAAATAGTATTGGAATTGTTCTTACATTGATATTAGTAATTCTTTTAAGTGAATCTAGATTATTCAATTTTTTAACTGATACTTATTTAGGAAGAACATTTCTGGTTATTATATTATTAATAGCAAGTTATTTAAATAAAATTTTAGGGATAGTTTGTGTATTTATAATTATCATTATGTTTAATATTAACGTTTTAAAATATGAAGGTTTTGATAATAAGACTGAGAATAATAGCGATAAAAAAGACAACAAAACAACTAAAGAAGATAATAAAGATGCACTATCACAAACAACTACTACAGCTAATAAAATAACTACTCCTATAACTACTCCTACACCTACTCCAAATGATCCAAATGATCCAAAAGATATTAAAAAAGAAACAATTGATAAAATAAATGTTATTACAAAATCTACATCAAATGAAAGCAAAGAAGGTAGTGAAAGTAATAAGAATAATAAAACTTCAGCTATTGAAGGGTTTGATTTACAATCTACCGAAAATAACATTAAAAGAGGAAAACAATCTAACTCAATACCTATCAATCAATATTATAAACAATCTATTGAAGTCGCTCCTTATGAAGAGTCAAATTTTAGCAATTTATTTGGACTTTTATAAATGTTCAATACATTTTTATAATATAATTATAATATAATGAAAATAACCAAAAATATCAGTACGTTTTTTCAGTTAGTTATATTGGCTTTTTTAATTATAATTATATGTAAATTAATAAATTATATGCAATTGCAATACTTTACAAATAATAAGGAGTATTTCACTTCAGGATTTCGTGAAATGTACAGACCTTACATAAGAAATGTTCGTTTAATTGGCGAAAAATACCACAATCAAATAAAACAAAATAACAATTTGTTTTTTAGAAAATTTGGTTTAATTTAATATATCAATTAAATATATGACTAAATTACCATCAAAAAATATTCCAAATCAAAGTACAAATATATTTACTCCACTATTCAATGGGTTACATTATATAAATAGTCATGTGATGTATTTGAACAATAGCAAATTTTTTGCAGGTGTTATAATGATTTTATTAAACGTTGGTTCAAAATTCATGTCAATACAATTTAGTAAATCAACAGAAGAATACATGAAATTTACTTTAAGTAAACAAATACTTGTATTTGCTATGGCATGGATGGGTACTCGTGATATTTATGTAGCTTTAGGGTTAACTGCAGTTTTTACTATATTATCGGAACATTTATTTAATGAAGAAAGTACCCTGTGTGTAGTTCCTCATGATTATAGAATTTTACATAAATTAATAGACACAGATAATAGCGCCGACATTTCTGAAACAGAAATTGCAAGTGCTATTGCTGTTTTAGAAAAGGCTAAACGAGAGAAACAAAGAAAACAGCAAAAAGAAGCATTTGCAAAATTTGATTTTAATAAATACAATTATGATGATAAATAAATACGTTTTTTGGTTCTATTATTCCTTTTTTTTAAATTTAAACCCCCTTTTTGGGTTTTAGATTTATTTTTTAATTCTGGTTTATTATTTTTAGATGTTTTTGTGGATGATGAAGGTAACATGTTATAATCTGGAGTAGATACATATTTAAGTCCTCTTAAATCAGCATAATTTTTTCGTATTGAATTCCAATAATGATTACATTTCAACTTACCTTTTTCTTCACTTGATAAAGTTGTTCCTTTTTGTAGATACATATCAATAGTAATATAATAACTTATATTTGGTTTTGAGTTGTCAGTTTGGGTTGATGAGTTATTTTTAATAAAACCAGATACATATGGCGGCGTTGTTTGATTTTGATATGGATATGGAAATGAATATGGATATGGGCGTCTATTCATTCTATATTGATATGGAGATAGTGCTCCTCCTTCAAATGGATTATTAGAAATAGATTTTGATGACATAGTTTCAAAAGAGTTATCCCTGATTAACATCGGCGGTTTCAGAAAATAATCATTAAATAGTCTCAAAAATTTATTACTTTCTTGTTTTATTTTTTTATTTTTACTAGATTTAGTAGCAGTTTCTATTTTGTTATAAATATCAAATAATTTTTTCATTAAAATGGGTAATAATTTATAATTTTTTTTGTCATTTGGGTCCACAATTTTAAAAAAATTGGATGCGAATATTAAAAATATTATGTAAAAGGGCGGTGTAAGAACATTATTTCTAAAAATAGTTTTTGTTACTGGAGCTTGTTTACTATTAAATATATAATCAAATGTTATCAATTCATAGTGATTACTTTCATTTAAAATAAATAAATATTTATTCCATTGTTTATTACCATCATAAATATAAGGAATACGCATCATATTATTTTTATTTTCTATTACAATTACATTCAAACCTAACATTTCACATAATGCATTAATTGCAATTGGATTTCCCCAATATTCCGAACTAGTAATATAGCTTTCTAACTCATTTTTTCTAATCATTCTGAATGGGTTTTTCAAAGTTTCATTTGTCATTTTACTCGGTTTCTTTACTAAAAAATTATCGTTTTCATCATTAAAATAAATATTATTAATTAAATCAACAAAAATGTTAGGCGTAACATCTCCTACATTTTTTGTAAATTGTTCGTATTCAAATTGAAACATAGTATTCATATTATTTACATTATCTTCTAATATAGTAACCAATTCCTCAAAAGGTACTTCGTTTTTACGTAAAATAAAAAAATATACTATTTCTCTCAATGCGCGTTGTGTAAAGGGTATATTTTTACCAAAATTGTTATAAACAATTTTATCGCTAACTGAATTTGCATTTTCATTATAATAATTAATTGCGTCAGCAATTGCTATAAAATAACAATCCCCGCCTCCGGCATTTTTAATTACTCTCATATTTTTAACTGTAGTATCATATGCAGATTTACTTAATCCTTTCGTTGCTTTAGCGTCAACACTAGTTGCTTGTTTAAAAATTTCATTTATTTGTTTTTTTTCATTTGCTTCCATATTTTGAAAGATACTATTTAACATAAAATAATAGTTTGCGTTAGCAAAATAAGTTTTCAATTTTTCTGTTGACGTTTGTGAAGTTTCTAAAACAATTTTTTTAACAGGCCTTTCAATTATTTCTTCATCGTCAAGTATTTCTGGACCAACCGGAGGTAAAGCAGGTCTATCAAATGGATTACCATATGGATTAGCCGGAGGTAAAGCAGGTCTATCAAATGGATTACCATATGGATATTTATTTTTAGAATCCATAATTTCTTTATTACGGAACATTTTTAACCTCTGTGATTCAAATTTCATACGAAGCATGTATAGTTCTTGTGATAATAAGTCTTGTTGTAGTTTTATTTTTTCACGTTCCTTTGCTATTTGTTCTTGCTCTTGTAAAAACATAGCTCTTTTTTCTTTTGACAATTTGTTTTCTTGATTTAGTAATTGTTGTGATACAAATTGTTGTTCTTGTAAAAGTTGTTTTTGTTGTTGCACTAATTTTAAAAATTGGTTTTGAATTTCTCTTTCTTTTGCTTCATATGCTAACGAAAGTCTAGGTGAAACTGGTATTGGTTTCACAGGTTTTACTGGTGATATTGGTCTTACAACAGAAGGTTTTGATGGTTTTATAGGAGCAGGACCAAGAGGAGGACCAAGAGGAGGACCAAGAGGAGTAAAAACCGGGCCAGGAATAGCACCAATGTTACTAGTTGATAAAATAGTTGAAGTAGGAACTGTTTTAACACCACTTGCTACATTTGGAGGACCTGTATAATTTGAACCATAAGTAATTTCTTTTGGGATTTGCTGTAATTGATTTTCGCCACTTATTATTTCGTCTTTAACAACTGTGTTATATAAATAAGGATCTGTAAGATTGCTACTTTCTAATTGAGGAACCTGTTGTATTTTTTTATCAATTTTCCAATCACCGGTCGTCCATTGTACATCAGCAATAACATATGGTTGTTTATTTATATATATAACGCTATTACTTGGAAAGAGTGTTTCTAAAGTTACTTTGATATTATTATCAACATAACCATCTTTAGTTGCTTCAACTAAAGATTTTGTTTTTATTAATCCATGTGAATTTATTAATGATTGAAATAATCCTTTATTGAAAAACTCTTTTTTTTGAACGTTTTCAGGTAATGATTTGATAACAGACTGTTTCAAATTAACAAGTGGGTTAAATTGAACTGAATCATCTGTTTTGTCATCAGGAAGAGTCATAGAAGGCTTATATTTAATAGATTGAAACCCAGGTATACTTGTATTGATTGTTATTTTTAATTCATTGGGAATTGTATTCATATAAATTATTTTAAATATATTGTTCTTATAATAATAATATATTTAAAATAAAATTGATATTTTATATAATTTAAAAACTTATTATACACAGTAATTATTTAAAAGATGTCAAATTTGTTGATGAGTATTGATAATTTAATAGAAGGAACAGTTGTAAAACGTCCTTCTAAAATAATTAAGTCGCCTTATGTTGCTGACATTCTCCCTATTGCACTCTATGATAATAAGATAAATGAAAATAAAGAAGTTGTTGGACATACTGCTTCACTTGGTTGTTGTGGTTTAGCCGATGCAGGAGCAACAATATTAATGACAAAAATAAAACAAAAGGCTAAAGATGATGGAAAAATACGATGTGAATATCGTGTTTATTTATCTTGTTTTACAGATAAGGAACGGAATCAAGAAACAATCGTAGGAATTCATCCAAAATTAGCAGAAGAATTAACCGAACAAGCATTGAATAAAAATTACTTATCAAAATTACAGAATGTAAAAGCGTATAAGAGAGAAACTGTATTATATGTAGAGGGTAAAGTAGATTCTCGTTTTGATTTTAGTGGAATTGATGAAAACGATATTCCGTTTATCATGGAAGTGAAAAATGTCCCTCTTGCTGATTATGAAGATGTAACGGCGAGCGAGCGTAAAAAAAGGAACTATACTGATTGTAGTTTTGGAAATAAAGTAGCTTATTTTCCAGATGGTTATCGTAAAAAAACAAGTGATCCGGTCAGTCCTAGGGCATTAAAACATATACGTGAACTCACTTTGATAAAAAAACAATCCAAAACTCGTTGTATTATGTGTTATGTAATACAACGAACTGACGTAGATAGATTTACAATTTCTGTTATAGATCCTGAATACAGAGAAGCTGTGCGTTTAGCAATAGAAAGTGGTGTTGAAATTATTACAATGGTGGTAGAATGGACAAGAGACGGGGAAGCTTATTTTGTTAGAGATGACTTGCCTATTGTGTAAATTAAGTTATATACATTATGATTTTTTTAATGTAAACTAAATTTTCTATAATGAAATAAAAAAAATGAAATAATTTATTTAGTTCAACATTAATTAATATATTATTACAATAAATTATCACGGAAACAACAATGGATCTAATTAACAATACACTAGAAACTGTTATTGAATCAACTTCAAAATTTGTTCTTTGTGTTCTCTTAACTCAATTAGGAAAGACATTCACTGCTATTTCAAAAATTCTTACTGAGATTGAACAAGACGACGACTTTGGAAGAAGTATTCATATTATATTTACGATGAACACATTATTAAACAATAAACAATTTGCTAAAAGACTTGCTACAATTGAACTAACATACGGAAAGGGTTCTATATGCGTGTTTTCTTCAAAATATGATGGGAAATATAAACATGTAAAAAATAGATTAGAATTACTAGGTCTTTGTGCCGATGAATCTACTTGCCCACGTGTTGTTGTTATGTGCAGTAACTCGCGCAGATATGATGATGGAGTAGAATTTTTAAAAGTTATTAACAAAAACAAAACCAACATTTTAAGAGCATTTGCTTATTATGATGAACTTCATCAATATATTTGTGAAACACTTCGTTATCAAATAGAACAAATTCATAACTTTAATATTGTAAAAGGTATTACAGCTTTAACAGCATCACCAGAAAAAATTTTTCAAGAAGCAGGGTTTTGGTCTAAAATAAGACTTATTCAACTGGATAATTTCTCGGATTCAAATTATGTTGGATATAAGGATATGATATTTAATTGTATTGATGATTTCTTTGCAAGTCCTTATATACGTCCTCACCCATTTGATTTTGATGAATTGGATAGACAGACTATTGATTTTGTAGATTACGTACTGAATAAATATCCAGAAATTTTGGCAGATAATACAAGATCGTTTATTCCAGCACATATTCGTCGTAGTGGTCATAATCGCGTAAGAGAATTAGTCTTTAGTAAAAAAAGTAACGCTGTTGTTGTTGTTATAAATGGTTTTGAAAAAACTCTTCAGTATAAGGACTGTTTGGGAAATACAAAAACATTGGCATTGGCATCAGAAGAGGAAGAGGTATGTGAAACAATTTCAAGACTTGTAATTCAACATAAATTGCAAAATCGTCCATTAGTAATTACAGGATTATTATGTGTTGGCATGGGACAAACTTTAACCCATAAATCACTTGGTTCATTTACATCTGCTATATTTGGACATTTGGATCTTACAAATGACGAGATATATCAATTATTTGGAAGAATAACAGGCAGAATGAAAGATTGGGGGGATAAATATATACAAACACAAATATATTGTCCAACTACTATAATGAATCGTTGTATGGTGATGGAAGAATGTGCTAGAAATATGGCATATGATCATAATGGAGAAGTTGTTACCAAAGAAAATTACATAGAACCTATGAATGAAATGGGTGATGTTGGTAAATCTGCTATTGAAAATATCCGCATTCCAAAAAAGAAGAAAGAGAAGAAATATAAAGGAGAAGATACTGATAAAGATCATAAGGTATTTGACTCCCAAGATGATGCAATAGAATTTGGAAAAACACTTGGTGTAAATTTACGTAAAAGAAAAACGACTGATGCTCCAAAAGAATTACAAACAGATGATGGTAAAAATTTTTCAAGTGATGAACTATTTAACCGTATGTGGGGTATTAACAATAAAACATGTGTAAGAATGATCCCAACATGCGATGATAAATGGTGTTTATATTGGAGACCATCATTATTGGTAAAAACCGAAAACGAAAATGAATAATGTATAAATTTTAATTTGATGGTTTTATTTTGTAAATTAAGTAAAGAGAAAAAGTGAGATCCGCCAGTGATCAATACCTTTTTTTATTTGTTACGTAATTTATATTCATATACAAAAACTCGCATGTATATGTTAATTATTTTAATTATTTTTACTAAATTCATCTATTAATTCCTGTGGTATTTTATCAAAAGAAACTAGTGTATCATTCAACAAATACTGTTCATAATATTCATAATTGTTATTCATTTTTTTCTCAAAGAATTCAGGGTCCTCCACGCATTTTATGGCCGTTTTAATACCACATTTTGGGAAAACCGATGGTATATTATCACTTACGTCACCCATAATAGTTTTTATTTTTAGATCTTTTTCAGGATTCCCAGTAAATACCTTGGATTCTTTTAAATTTTTGAAAGCAAGATTGTATATATGTACGTTCTCTCTAATTAATTGTAAATAATCATTGTCACTTGTAATTATATAGATACTACACTCAGTTACTGGATATTTTTCAACAAATTGTTTTACGTAAATTGCAATGCAATCATCTGCTTCTAGTCTTGGATGGTATAAAATCTGTTCGGCTCCAGCTTGTTGAAAGAGGTTTTCTTCGTAAGCCATTTTGAAAAATGGTCCTCCCATAAATCCATCTTGAGCACCACCATTTGGTCGGGTTGCTTTGTATTTATCATAAAAATCATTGCGCCATATGTTTTCTCTCTTACAATCCTTTCCTATTATCATTTTTATGGTGGGTTCATCGCTATCGCTATTTGTGGTAAAATGGTTTTTGCTTTTTCCCCGAGGTTTGGGCTTGCATAAATTCAATTTTTTAGGTATTTGTTGCAAGTTTTCTACAAATGTCTTTTTGAATTTTTCTACAAACACGGGGTTTTCAATGGGATTTTCTAATGGTTCTTCTGGAAATGCATTTTTCCACCAATTTAAGAGAGAATAATATCGGTAAAAGCAATAATAACTACCGTCCACAAATATAAATGTTTGTTTACTAGTATTTGTTGATTGATTCATTTTACTGATTTATATATTTTTATTAAGTTATATTGTATAAAAGTATTTAATATCAATTTTATATTTTATATTATTTAATAATAATATAATATAAACTATTATAAATATGAGTGAAAATATTATTGTTATTGCGTATGGGTTTGAATATGATAAAATTATTATAAATGATTATGATTGTTGTATTGGAAGAACAATCAACGGGAAAAATCCAGTTTATTGTTCTTTATTCATTGAAGATAGACATGTAAAAACAATCATTGATAAAATAAAACTTACTGAAAAATATAGAGAACATTATTTAATTGACATTGATAAACTTGCAAAAAGCAAGAATGTTGTTCCAAAATGGCAACTTGTTATGTATAATAAAGATTATGAATATTATATTCACGTGTTACAAGGTAAAATATTGCAATATGATAGTGAGTTGGAACCTTGTTTTTGATAAAAATAATAAATATAATTATTATTTACATTATTTATAATAATTATATTTATATATTAATGTCATCTGTTTTTTATAATGTATTTTCTAATGAGGAAATTGAATATTTAACTCAACTTCCAGAGGTAATTGCAGCAAAAGAAAAACTCAATGCATCTGCTCCGTCCAGTATAGTGTATTTTAATGTACAACTTACTGAAAAAATGAGAAATTCTCTAAGTAATTGTTTTGGTTTAGATTTTTCAAGTGTAACTGAAATACCAATGCGATGGATCAAAGGTGATACATCTCCTCACATAGATAGTGGTTCTACAAAATTTGAAAACACATATTTAGCATATATTAATAATAGTCAAGGTGAATTCATTGTTGACAATACATCCTATCCTATTACTGCAAACACTGCATTTAAATTCAATGAAGGTCTTTTGCATATGACGACAAATACAGGAGAAGATCCTCGTCTTCTATTAGGCCCAATGAATGAGTTGATAAATCCTGTTGGCGCTTCTGTCAACTATTTTGCAAGTCAAGCAGACGCGCTTGCATCCACAAACATATTGGGCTTTGCTTATAGTTATACAGTAGGAGATGGAGGTCCTTATGGACCTCCGCCAGGATATACATATTGGAAAATAGCTGATAATAGTAGTGGTACATCACCACAAAATGTTGTTTATGCCAATGGAAGTTTATTAATTTCTGATGGTACATATAATCTATACCCTGCAGTGCCATGCTTTCTAGAAGGCTCAAAGATTTTATCTTTAGTAGAAGGTGAGGAAACTTATGTTCCTATTGAGAATTTACGCAAAGGAGATTTGATAAAAACAAGTCGCAATGGTTACAAAAAGGTAGAAATCATTGGCAAAGGAGATATTGTAAATCCAGGAAACAATGAACGCACAGAAGACCGTTTATATAAGTGTTCTCCTGTCAACTATCCTGAACTAACAGAGGATTTATACATAACTGGATTTCATTCTATTCTTGTAGATACACTCACAGATTTTCAGCGTGAAAAAACAATAATGCATACAGAAAGAATCTTTGTAACAGATAATAAGTATCGGCTCATTGCTTGTGTAGATGAACGTGCAGAACCTTGGAATGCAGAGGGTGACTTCACAATCTGGCATATTGCTCTTGAAAATACAGATGAAAGAATGAATTATGGTATTTATGCTAACGGAGGTTTACTCGTTGAAAGTTGTTCTCTAATGTTTTTAAAAACTCTTACAAATATGAATATTATATAAACGTATCTTTTTTATTCACCCATAAATAATTATGTATTAATAATATATAATAATATTAATACATAATGATTTCATCTTATCGTTTAGGTGATTTAGTATTATTAGATTTAGCAAAAAATGAAAAGAATGAAATATTAATGGAACACCCAAATTCAATTGGTAGTAAATATATTTTAGAAAAAAGAAATAATACTAGTTGTAATAATATTGATTTAATTACCAAAATAGTTATGGAACAAATAGAACAAAACTTACATTTTTTACCAAAAAATATAACAGATAGTACATTAATACATTTAAGATTAGGAGATGTTGTTGCTGGAAATGAGTCGCACGAAAAAGTAAAACGACCACTTGAAGTAGATTACATTAAATCATTAGTTTCAAATGATAATAATCCAAAGTATGTTATTGGAAAATGTTTTTTTGCTAGACTAAGCTCAACAAACTACGAAGAATGTATTAATAAATCAAACGAATATTTACATAATGTAGTTAATGAATTACAAGCAGAATATTTTAACTCTGGAAATGCCGATATAGATTTATGTTGTGGAGTAAAATCCAAATTATTTATACAAGGGAGAGGGTTTTTTAGTAAGTTAATTGTTGAAATAAGAAAAAAATTAAACTTAAGTAGCATTGAAACAAGTACACATGATTAAATGGGCGTTTTAAATAAGAAAAGGTGTAAAAACTCTTACAAATATGAATATTATATAAACGTATCTTTTTTATTCACCCATAAATAATTTTGTGTGAAATAATTCATTTATTACATCATTTGTAAGCTGCAATGTTTTATCTTGACACAGCGCGAAAGTTACACCATTTGCCATTGCCAAAGACAACTGTAGCTGAATAAAATTCGCGCTTGGTACTATCCCATATTTTAATAAGTTATAACTATTGTTTCCGCTAGTGGAAGTGTTATTATTTATAAAAGCAAACAAAATTTTAAAAAATTCAAACAAATGAATTTGCTTCAAATTTTTTGAATATAAAAAATCTTCTAACAACTGAATATTTAAATTTATCAAATTATCATATATTTTTTCTGGTAATAAATCTTTAATGATACACGGTTCAAAGATTCCTGAATTCAAAAATTTATTTAAAAAAACAATAGATGTTTCTTGAAAAACTGATGTTAAACAATTTAATAAATTTGATTTGAAAGGTTCTTGAATTTCTGTCATGATACCAAAATCTATGATACCTAGCTTGTATTTTGGGTTTTCATTTTCACTATCTTCTTTGATGAATAAAATATTACCAACATGGAAGTCTCCGTGTGAAAACCCATGAATTAGTGAAGTAACAATGCCAAATTTAATAACTTGTTTTGCAAATTCTATATAATCTTCTTTAACTATTTCATTAAATCTTTTACCATTAATATATCCCATAGCAATTACATTTGGAAAATTATCATTAATGTTTTCATAGAGACATGGTATTTTAACATAATTAATATTTTTACAATTGTGTTGCATGCGTTTTATATTTTCTATTTCTTTATTAAAATTAGTTTGTTTTTTAATAATATCAATATTATTTTGAATATTTTCACTAATTTTATAATTACTGAAAAAGGGTATAAAATTTAACAAATTTATAAAAAATAATAAATTATCTATACCTTCTTCTAATTTTTGATCTATATTTTTTCGCTTTATTTTGATTATGATATAATTTGTGTCATTGTTATATCTAGCCAGATAAACAAGTGATATCATTCCAGAATTAATTGGGTTATCAAAACCATTTTTGAAAACAATATCATAATCTATTGAAAGTTGTAAAAGAGTATCATAATCAATGTCATCTTTTGTAAATGGTGCATTATCTGCAAATTTAAGTAACTCATTATTAATTTTATCATTAATAATACTATTATTCAATGCGAGTGACTGAAATACTTTTACATATAAAATATTGATTGATGCTAATCTTTTTGTAAATCTGTTTATGAATAAATCATAGTTTTTGGTAAAAAAATACAAGGAAAATTCAGTAAAACAAATCCAGGATGTTTGTATTAAAAATAATAAATTTCTTAATAATTTTGTTATATCATTCAACGGTGTAGAACTAATTGTTTGCATTGTATAATATGTTATCACAATAGTTATAATTATTATATTATCGTACATTCTCTATAAATTGTTTTACACGTTTAAACATTTTAATAAATATTTTGCATAGTGCATTTTCCATAAAATCAGGTAATTCAATTAAATCTGTATCTATTTTAAAATCAATAACAATATCTATTTTATGCTGATTTATTACATTACATACAATA